GCAAGAGCGATCTTCTTAAATGAATTCATTTTTCTCCTTTTATTATTCATTTGGTTTATATTGTTTTTAGTCTATCCAAATAGTCTTTAATTTCTTCTATTTGACTAGGTTTATATTGTATCACGTTTGCAGGTAGTTCGTCAACCTGACGTGGCCTATCCCTAAAAGTATGAACCTCTACTTCAGAGTCTATATTTTTAGGAGTGTGAGATATAGCACCAAAAATAGCACCACACACAGCATCGGCCAAGTCTTTAGATTTTTTCCTGGGGTGATCAACTTTATCATTTTTCATAATTTTTAATTGAGTTAATTCTTCAAACAACAACTCGATTGCTGGCATGACAAGTCTTTCTTCGTATACCAACATAGCCATATCCTCATAATGTTTTTTAGCAACAGAAACAGTATCAGTTTTCATTCCTACCTGATTTAACTCATTCTGAATATCGAATGACTGCCAACGGTCAAAAGACACCATGCCAATATCAAACCCTATTCTTCTTAGGTTTTGTATCCACTGCTTAACCTCAGATAGATTAACTGGACCTTCTACCTTTGGCTCCCACCAAGCAACGGCATCTACTACAACTATTGGGGCCACCTGTTCATAGTTATTAATTACCTGTATGTTTACCCATTTTTCTACATGTGCAATAGCAACCGCACACTTATCGTGCTTTTGTGCAAGGTCAGCATGGACATAATACTTCTTAGTTGGGTCTGGCTTGAATGATTCGTCAAATCTTTTAAAATCATCTATTGGATTTCTAGTTGTCATGCAGGATCTTAATTTTTCTGCCTGCTTAAAAAATGCATCAGAAGCAAATGTTGGAACGCAGGCAAAGCGCATCATTGCATCTCCAAGGTCTGTCATAAATGCAATCTTAAAATCGTCAATCTTTCTTGTAGGATTTACTTCCCATGTGGGACGCTTAAGTGCAAAGACTCCAGGATATTTGTATGAAAGTATTTGATCTTCATCCCATGATATTTCAAACCTATTGTCTTTATCATCTTCTGGCAATAATGGATTAATTACAAACTCATGCTTCTTTTCTATTATTTCTTTATCTGCAATAACAGACTCATATCTTTCTGAAATAAAGTCTCCTGGATATCTTGGAAAAGAAAGCAAAACAACCTTGCCTAAGTCTGGGAAACGAGAGTCTACAGATCCACGGAATGCCTTGTATATGTTTTCTGCAGTCTTTCCTTGTTCATTTCCTGTGCCAACCTCTGATGCAAAACCAGAAATCTCATCCAGAACTGCAAGTAGAAGGTTTAGTCCCTCATGTGATTCACGCTCTGAGTGTCCAGAGTAAACAGTAATTGATTTATCAAATTCAATTGAATCTGCTTTAGGGTTATACTTGCCTGCAAACCAAGGAGACTTTTCAATCTTTGTTTTAAAACCTTTAAAGAAAACATTCTTAGCCTGCTGTGCGTTGATAGCAACATTGATTAGATCTATGGCATCCCCAGTGGGTTTACCGAAATATCTGGCTGGATCCTTAAGGCATAGTAACTTATACACGATGTAAGCACAAGCAACAGTAGAAGTAAAATCTTTACCACTACCCTTTCCAAGTTGGAGTATAATTTCATTCTTCGTATATTTCTCATAGTATCTTGCGCCTTCTTCATACCCCATTAAATTCTCTAAATCTTCTTTACGATATATTTGGCTCATTGCCTCAACAATGTCATATTGAATATCTGATAGGCCTGGCTGACCAAGGTAGTCTGGTGACTCAACAAATGTCTTTGCGTCTACTGGTGTCTCTTCAAAATGATTATCTTTAAGTGCTTCCAAGAAATCATCAAACATCGTGGACAATTGTAATCACTTCATCTTTCTTGGCAATATCAGAAAGCCTACGCATAATCTCATCTCGTATCTGCGGATACTCAGACGCTATGTCACGAAGAATTCCCATCAAAACTTCTTGTCGTCTTTCTATTTGAATCATTTCTTCTGCCAACTCTTTATTCTCAAGAAGTCCAGCCTTTTGTAGCATGTCAATTCTTTTAGACTCAATATCCATTACAAGTTTGATAGCAGCAGTCTTTGCACTAAGATTGTTTGTCATTGATGCTTCATCAATAACTTCGTATGTACGAGACACCAGTTTGCTATAGTGGGTGTCTGCTGCAGCAAGTGCCTCTTTAGCACGAGCACGAATAGCATCATTAGCAGATGCCATAACTTTCCACTCGTTGATAAGTGTTACTACTTTTTGTCTTGGTATAGCAAGTTGTTTTGAAATTGCAGTTGGGTCATTACCCTTTAGGTATTCTTCTACTACTTGATTGACCTGATCAAGGTGCTTAACTAAATCATCTTCAGTTGACACCGTTTAACTCCCTTGCTATTTTTAGCAATATCAAGTATCCAATAAGGTCGTCTATATCATTGTCGCCAATGTAAGATCCACCTCTAGTTATTCTAGACAACTTGTCATCAATACGAACATGCAACTGCTCTACACTATCAGAGGTAGAAAAAATTCTAACTGGATTTAAAGCAGAGTCTCCATAGGACTTATTCTTAGCAATAAGCATTTCCTTAATTTCATCACAAACCTGAGCAATTGTAAACTGTGTCTCAGAACTCATCTTCATCCTCTTCTTCCCACGATGCTTCCCAATCTTCCATACTCTTAGATAGCCTAATTAATGTTATTCCCGCTAAAGCAGAAAAAACTCCAATAAATACAACAATAGGTAGCAATACTTTTTTCATCGTCTCGACTTCCTTAATTTAAATTTAGCAAGATATACATAGATTGTCTCCACGCTAACCCCGCATTCTTTTGCTATTTCTTCTGGAGTCTTTTTATCCATAAGATATCTCTTACGCATATAAGTCTCGCTTGTATATAGTTTAGCAGACACATCTACTCCTGTCAAATATCTGATATTGGTTTGGCATTTCTTAGGTGCTTTCTTTGCTGATAATTATCTAAGTTATGATAGTTTGGATCGTATTCTGTATATTTTGTATTAAGGCCACTCTCTCTACAATAATCTAAGACTACGTCTTTGCTAATCTTAAACCTATCTTCATCTTCCAACATTCCAGACAAAAGTTTATTTAATCTTAATATAGAATAATCCACATTAGCCCAATAACTATCCTTATTCTTGTCTGCCCAGGGTCTATGAGTATCATTCCTCAATTCTTTCTCTCCTGGATATTTTCTAATTGTATGATGATAATATAATTTTGTTGGAATTGCAAAAATTTTCCATCCCTTTGACCAAGCCTGTATTGAGCAATATATCTCTTCAGCCGTCCAACCAATAGATGTATCAAATGGCACATCCTCAACAAATTCCTTTGAGGCAAAACACCAGGTAAAGTGAATCCAGTAAGACTGCGTAAAATCTTTATCTGTTGGAACTTCCCTGACATCTGGGAACCAATATCCTGGAGCAAAGTCGTAGCCAAAGTCTTTTGTTACGTCAAGTCTTGGGTAGTAGGTGTTTACTTTTGGTCCAACATTTTTTTCAAACTCAAGGGTTCCGTCTTCGTTAACCTCAAACATGGGTGACTGAAATGACAGAACTGCCTTTTCAGATCTACTATTTTGTAAAATATTGTAGTACTCTTTTATGCAAATTTCGTCCCAATCTTTTTCAAATCTTGTATGACCACAGATATATAAAACATAGTCATAATTAAATGGCAACTCTTTTGTTGTTAAATCTCGTGCCCAAAGAATGCCCCTGTATTTTGAAAGATCAAACTTTCTGTAAATAATTTGCTCTTCTGGAATAAAACTTAAATCTGAATAAGAGTCTGGGTAGTGTTCTTCTACTATTGAAAACAAAATACCTTCTTTATTTTTTGCTTTATCATAGCAGTCTTTAACTGTTCCAAGCAGATCTCCCTCTTTATACCCAATTATCGATACCAATATTTTCTTCATATACATCCCTCCTTACCCAAAGTTCGTTATAATTATTTGAACCCTCTAAGTTTATATCCCCACTAGCAAAATTCTTGGACAGTGCAAAGATATTTCCATCTGGCAAAATAAATCCGTAATTTCTTATTGGGTATTCCCCTGTCAACTGCCTGAAGTCCCCTATGATGGTGTCTGTAGGATTGTTGTAATCAACAAAAGACTTTCCAAATGGTATTGGTCCAGTGGGTGCGAGAGAACTCCAGCCGTAGTGTTTTGATTTTACATTTTCTACAATGCTATTTATTGTTAATTCAAATATTTTATGACCAGGATTTTTTGAATACAGAACACTAGTTTGCATAGCCCAAGATGTTAGGGAATGTCTTTGATCATCACGAAAAGCCATTAGGCTTTGTGACGGAACAATATGTGTTAACGGTCTATTATGTATATCAAAATAAAATCCACCGTTAAGAAAAAGTATGCAGAATCTTGCAAGATCGGATTTATAGCAATATGGCTTCAAAGATTTGAAAGCAATAAAAACATCTTTATCAAAATTATTTTTTATCATATCTTCGATTTCTTCTTGATTCCAAACTTTGTAGTTAAACTCTGGATAAAAATAGTTAAATCTTTTTTTATTTTGCTCTATAAGAAACTTGGCAGCGTCAGGGTATTCTTTGGTATTTAATATTAGTATTTGATTTATATTCATTGTTTGCCTACTCCGTCCCAACCGCTTTTGACCAATTATTAATTGCCCAGTGTCCTATGCCACAAGCATCGGCAACATCGTTATCAGTTATATTTCTATCATAAATTGTGTTTACAAATCTAATGGTTCTCTCTTTTCTTAAATTTCTTTCATAAGTTTTATACCAAGATACTGATTTGCCTGGGTGCTGAGATCTAATATACAGTTGTTCATCTTTTGATATTTTTTTGTTTCCTATATAGTTTTGCCATGTTATTGGAGACACCTTTCCAATTACGCTTGTTCCAGACTGCCCCGCTGCCCCCAAAATAGCGCCCTGAACAAGGGCTAGGTCTGCAGCGGTCTTTGGACTATTCATAAATACGGTATGCTCAATAACTATCCCCTCAAAGCCACCATAAAAATCTAAAAATGCTTTTACCTTTTTCCCTGCGTCCATTACTTTTTCATATATATCTTTTCCATCAAAATTAATTTTTCCAACAGCACCCAATGTTTTTTGTTGGGTATCAAACAAAGCAAATGCAAGACTATTTGTGCTGGCGTCAATAGAGCATAGGTTTTTTGGAATCAATTCTATCCCCCATTTATTTTTTACCATTAGTCTTATCCTTAATCTTTTTTAGTGCTTTAGCAACCGCATCTGGGTTGACAGAGCATGTATTGCAAATTTGGTGGTCATTGTATATTGATAGTGGCATTGAACAGGATTTACAAGGCCTTATCTTTCCTTTTCTTTTTGCTCTTTTTGATTGCAAATACCTTGCAGCAATTTTTTCTTTTGTTGCAAGGTCTCTACATTCTACCGAACAATATATCTGATACGATACTGATTGATCAAATTGTTTATCACAAAAGTTACAATGTCTCACCGAGAATCTCCAGGGGCGCTATTTTAATTACGCCTGTCCCTGCAGACTCACATGCCTTTTTGATTGGGCATGACTTGCATATCTTGGAATTAGATCTATAGTTCTTGACTGGCAAAGTTTTATCTTCCCATGCCTTTCGAACTGTCCTCATCCAATCAAATGCCTGGTCTACCCACCGACGGTAATGATCGTTTACTTCTACGGGAATCAAAAGAAGTTCATGATTGTTTTTATTTTCATAAATCATAACACCCTTTGGCCGTTTTAAAATCTTCATATAGATAAGTAGTTGCATAAGGTGTCCAGTCTTGGCTTTACCAGATGCCTTTCTATATTCAAAACCCTCATTCATCATTGTTTTAATTTCACCAATGAGTTCTTCACCTTGCCAATCAAGCATAACATCTCCGTATCCAAAGATAGGAGGATCGCTGTGGGTGATCTTAAACTCTGTTGTAGTCTCATTGTCATCATTGCGATATATTTTTGCTACCCCCGAATTCATCATTGCTGCCTGAATTCTGGCGTGTGATAGTGTTCCAGCAGTCATATTTGCTGCTGCATATGCGTCTGCATTATCTTCAAACACTTGACCATCAAAAGCAAGATACCAATATCTCGCACACTCTCCGTGCCCATATGCAATGGTTGAAGGGGCAAAAGTCTTTTTGACAGTGTGCTTATCTACACGATTAATCGTATATCCTTCTTTAATCTTTGCTTCTAGGGCAGCAATATCCATAGAGTGAACTGGCTTTTCTTCTTGTTTTATCATAACTGTATGTAGTAAATTTTTTGTCATTTTAACTCGTTTCTGTTAGTATAAGTATAGCAGATTATCGGATTATGTACTTTAAAGCAGAAACAAGATTGTTGATTGACTCTGCTGCAGTGTAGTAAAGATTCTTCTTTCCTCTATCAGACTTGTCCACATTTGCCATCCAAGTGGCCTTGAGAGACATTTTTGCTGCAATTGCCTGTAGCCTAACTATCTCTACCGTTGCTACATTAAGTGGTATGTCTGGCTTTATGATAATCTTAGCAATGAAAGTAAGAGCCGTTGTCAACTCCTGATCATCCATATAGTCTGCAATCTCTGCCAAACCATTTACCATATCTATTGTTGTTTGTTGTTGCTCCATTATTCCTCCGTTAGTTGTTCTAAAATACTCATCTCAATTATAGCAAGTCTGACCTTGGCGTTACCCTCGCCAATAACCACAACTATGGCTGGGTCTTTTCCATTCTTTATAGCATCAGTGGTAGCCTTTGCCCACACCTCTTTATTTAATGTAAAAGATTTTCCAACCTCTTTAAAATCTACAACAAAATTTTTCCAGGAAGCGTCACCTTTTTTAGTATTGCGACCAGAGTTTTTATGCTGCTTGGCACCTATTCTTTTACTTTCACTCTTCTCGCTCATTGACCTTCCTTTTCTTATAACCAACCTTAAACAACTGAACTTCAGACAAGTGTTTATCAGAACACATCCAAGACGCCATACCAGTTGCAAGATATACCCTAATAGTTTTTACTTCTTTTTTACAAACCTTACAAGGAAACTTTCCTTCGTAAACGCTATACTTGTCCACTAATTTTATTCTTAATCATATCTTGTAGATCAAGATCCTCTCTTACCCTATTAATAAACCCTTCTCTTCCCTGAATCTTAGTTCCGTCTGGAAGAATATACCATGCTCCTGTACGCTCTACAAAACCCATAGACTCTGCTGTGTCAACAAGATCAGCAATTGCATCTACTCCTAATACGTCTCCTCTAAAATAGAAATCGTATTCTCCTGATTGAAATCCTGGAGAGGTTTTAGAAAATTGAAGTTCCCATCGAATTTTTCTTCCAATCTTTTCTTCTATCAACTTATCTCCGACTTTAATCTTTCCCTTAAGTGCTTGATTGTCCGACTCTGAAGAAAATAGTTTAATAACACATGAGGAATAAAACTTAGTAGCCTGACCACCAGAAGGCTGCTGGCTAGTATACATAGCATTGATATTGTTACGAGACTGAGAAATAAGAACAAGCAAAGTTGGCTTAACTTTATTGTTTGCATAATTAAGCATTTTCCATGCGTTACTAAAGTCACGAGACTCTGCTCCAATCTGCTTTGTATTTTCCAAAGCCTTCATCTCATCAGTGTCCTTTTCAAAATAAATTGCAGGAAGCATTGATGTAATAGAGTCTACCACAATTAAATCAACTCCAGCATTCATTAGGGCAACTCCAACATCAACCATGTCACTGATTGTTCTAGCCTGTGAGTAGATTAATTTTTCTGGATCTACCCCCATCTTTCTAGCCCAGTCTTCTGAGTATGACATCTCTGAGTCAATCCAAGCACACAATTTACCTTCGGCTTGTGCAAGGGCAATCATCTGAAGACACATAGAGGACTTGGCAGAAGACTTGCTTCCCCAAATCAAAACCTGTCTGCCATACGGCAAGCCTCCGCCCAGGGCTTTGTTCAGTCCAAAACTAGGGGTAGGCTGATACTCAAAGTTTACGCCAATACCACTGCCAAGTTTCTTTCTTAACTTTGGGTCTAACTGTGCTAATGCTTCTTCGATACTAACTGACATGTACATCCTCCAATGTTATAGTTCCGTCTTTTGTTTTTCCAAAATCAAATTTATAATACTTTCCTTCTTCAATATGCATGTATGCTTTTGCAAACGATGTTGGAAATACTGTTATTGAGTGCAAATCTCTTTTTGTATCTGCTAAAGTTAGTGATGCCATCTTCTTTCCTGCCTTGGTGACTCTGGGCTTAAAAGAAACAACAAACATCTCATCATCTTTGTATGGTAACTGTTTATATCCTAAAAATTTAACCAGTGCATGTGAAGAACTTTTTATCTCGTCAGACGGTATGAAAGATACAATCCTATTATCATTACAAAGCACCAAGTAAGAACGACCCGTCTCAATAGCGGTATTTTCATCATCAAATATACCGACAGACCCAGTCTTGTCCAAAATTTCAACTCGTGACCATCCTGTTCCCCTTTTAATAGATTTTACCATACCCATAAAAATGTATGAGCCTTTTTCTTCAAAGTCAACAATGTCCTGAATAAAAGCGTAATAATGAGAAGGTATAGTAATATTGAACTCTGGAAGATTTAAATATTCATATAAGTTTTCTTTAATCTCTTGATCATTTCTAGGGTTATCTGGAAATGTTGCTGCACCAATTACACGAAGTGCCTGAAGTGCACGAGAGTTTACTCCATTGCCCTTTGTGAATGTAAACTCTTCAAGTTCTTTGTAAGACTTAAAAGGTCGTGCCGATATATATCGTTCTGCAATCTTATCAGAGATAAACTTGATCGCCGAGAGTCCAAACCGAATACCCTTACCCTCAATCTTAAAATCAATATCCGAATCGTTAATGTGAGGTAGTTTAATGCTAATCCCCATTCTTTTCGCTTCAATAAGATATTCAGTTCGTGCATCTTTATCCTTTTCATTCTTTAGAAGTGCAAACATAAACTCTAGTGGATAATAATACTTTAGCCATGCTGTCCAGTATGATAGTGTGGAGTATGCTACGGCGTGAGACTTGTTAAATGAGTACCCTGCGTGAGCCTCAAAGTCATGCCATAAGTCACGAGCATTGTTTGGGCTAATAAAACGAGAAGCACCCTCTATAAACTTATCCTTAAATATGTCAAACTCTTTAGCATCTTTTTTCTTTCCAATAATCTTACGAACCTTGTCAGCCTCAGACATAGACATACCGCCAAGGTGTACGCAAGCCTGCATAACCTGCTCTTGGTAAAGAATGCAACCATAGGTTTCTTCTGTAAATTCTTTTACAACTTGATGAATATAGGATATATTCTGACGACCATGTTTACGATCAACATAATCTTTTCCAATTGTATTCATTGCGCCTGGACGAACAAGAGCATTTGAGGCAGCAAGTTCTGCTAGATTTTTTACACCCATCTTAATTAGTAGGTTTGTGTATGGTGCTGCTTCACACTGGAACACGCCCTTTGTATATCCATCTGACAGCATTTGATAGACATTTTTATCATCCATATCTATTTTAAGAAGGTCAATCTTTTTGCCGTCACGCTCTTTAATTATGTTAATAGTGTCTTTTAGAACAGACAAAGTCTTTAGTCCTAATGCATCTATTTTAATAAGGCCAACCTTTTCAGCCTCTTCCATATCAATACCGACAACTGGTATGCGATCATCAGATCCAGGAGAAGAACGAGTCTCCAAAGGCGCATACCTAAAAATTGGATCCTTACTAGTAACAACACCAGCAGCATGAATACCAGTTCCCCTAATACGACCACGAAGTTGTTCACCATATTCTTCTACCTCTGGATATTTTTCACGAAACTCTAATGTTGATTTTGATGTACAGTAGTCGTCCCACGAATCTACTGTCTTTAGAACCTTGTTTACATCTGACAAAGGAATATTCAGAACTCTGGCAACGTCTCTAACAATTCCCTTGCCAGTAAACTGAAGGAATGTTGCAATAGATGCTACATGTCGGTACTGTCTTACAAGATAGTCTTTAACCTCTTCACGCCTAGTATCCTGAATATCTGTGTCAATATCTGGAAAGTCATTACGGTCTGGGTTAATAAATCGGAAAAACAATAGATTGTGCTGAATTGGATCTATATCTGTAATTCCAAGGGCATAGCAAACCAAGGACCCAGCAGATGACCCACGACCAGGTCCAACCAGAATCTCTTCTTTCTTTGCCCAGTTAATCATGTTGCTAACAACCAAGAAGTATGGAGCAAACTTTTTATCCTTGATAATTTCTAACTCTTCGTTAAGCCTGTCTATATACTGCTTGTTTTCAGACAACCCTCTTGCTGTCAAACCTTCCAATGAAATCTTTGCAAGTTCCTTATCTGGACTCTTATACTGAACTGGCAGCAAGTTCAAGCCTTCTTGAATTTCGTAATCTTCTACAGTATCTGCAAGCGATAGTGTGTTTGTGTATATATCTTCTCTATCAATACCCTGCGATTTCATGGCTGCCTTCATCTCTTCATAAGAAAGCAAATGAATATCAAACTTATTAAATGTTATCTCTCTATCTTTACCATAAAGCAAGTCTAGCCTGTCCATCATGTTAGAACACTTTGCCGACTTAGCATAAGAAACATCTTTAGAAAGTTTAGCATGGGTGTTCATAATTAGTTTAAATTCTTGAATTTCTTTTTGCCCTGGGTGAGAATGGTGGCAGTCTGGAGTAACAATAGCCTTAATGTTAAACTCATCTGCTAAATCCAAAAGGTATTTATTTATGTGGGCTTCGTTGTGTGGCATAACCTCAATATAATAATCACTGCCGAAGTTATCTTTAAACCAACTAATATACTTCTTAGCGAGTGCAAATTCTTCTTCTTCTAAAGCCTTTACTAGCACACTGCTTGGGCAGGCAGAAGAAACAATAATTCCTTCTTTATATTTTTCTAATATCTTAAAATCAAACCTAGGTTTTTTAAAGAAACCATCGGTCCATGCTATTTCGCTTATCTTGTTTAGATTTTCTAAACCAATTTTATTCTTGGCTAGAAGGATAATGTGATTATAGACAAGATCTTGCTGACCTTCTCTTTCATTCTTATCACGCTTATCGGATATATCAGAACACATATATCCTTCTAGCCCAAGAATAGGCTTAATGCCCTTTGCTTTTGCAACTCGGTACAGTTCCCGATGCCCAGACAATGTTCCGTGATCTGTGATAGCCAATGCTGGCATACCAAGTTCAACTGCTCGGTCTACTAATTCTTCTGGAGTAGCAATCCCGTCAAAAAGACTAAAGTGGGTATGGACATGTAGGCCTACGTAGTTCATCTTACCAATCAGTGTTGGTAGACGAAGTTACTGACGGACCATCAAAGCCCAAGTAGAACGCTTCTTGTTCTGCGTAAGGAACCTTCTTAAGCGCTGACTCCAAAGGATATGGTTCGATACCCTTCCAGTCAAATGGCTCCTTGTCTGGTGCTGATGGAATAAGTGTATAGTTTGTTTCAGTTCCCTGGCCGTTACGCTTCAACTTCCAAACTACATTCGAGATGCTTCCTGTTTCTAGGGCATACTCACGAATTGTATTAAATGATGATTGCTTGCTGATACCCATTGACCAGATAGCAACATATGGTGCCTCAATGCCGTCGTCGACTAGGACATTGCAATAAAAGCGAAGACGGCCACGCCATCCAGCCTTTGGATCTTTACGGTGCATTTCTTCAGCCCAGTCACGGCCTTCTGATTCCATAGTATCTACAGCACGACGCTTATAGTCTTTTGGATTAACATGTTCTTTGACAACAAGAGCAAGTCCACGGCTATCGCTATAGTTAGCAGAGTCCTCGTCTAGTTCTTCAATGAAACGGATTTTTACTGACTGACCATCAGCAAGTTTTAGCCACTTGATCTTTGGTCCGTCGTTTTCATATTTTGGCTTATCGAGCAGGGCATTGATATTTTTTAGTCCCTTAATAACGCTCATAGTTTTCTCCTTTGTGTGTTTGTATTAGTTTAGCATAGACTCTATAGATTTGTCAAATGAAAAGTCTAAATCTTTTATTTCATTATCAGTCATATCGCCTATATCTTTATATTGTTTATTTAGTTTAACTATAGAAACACGAGATCCAAGTTTTTCAATTATCCTGTCTTTCATGTTTCCACCTGCCTCATCATTATCAGCAATAACAATAATGTTATTGAAATACTTTTGAAGCAATTCTATTTGTTTGCTAGAGACATTTGCGCCAAGTGTTGCCACTGCAGGCATTCCTAATTGATCTAGCCTGATAGCATCAAATGATGACTCCACAACATATACTCTATCAGATTTCTTTACACGATGCAAGTTAAAAAGGGTTTTGCTTTTTGGCAAGCCTGGAGTATTTTTAAAATCTTTACCTTCAACTGATCTACCAACAAATCCCAAGGGGATTCCTTCTGGGCTATGTACTGGAACAGTAACCATGTCTTGTTTATCGGAATAGCCCAACGAGAACTTAGAAAATGATGGAGGATATATTTTTCTATATGAAAAATAGTTTTTTGGTCTTTCAGAAGCAACAAGGTTGTTGTGTAATCTTTTAATAATTAGTTCATCAAAAGGCTTATACTTTTCTTCTTCAACTAATGCACGATCAATATCTATAGCAAGATTACTCTGCTTTTCTTTGCTCTTGATAAACCTGGCAGCCTCAAAATACGATCTTCCAGATGTATGCATTACAAGTTCTGTTAGGTCTGCCGATTTTTGGCATGAGAAACAAAAAAACATTCCGCTATTTTTTTGGACTTCTCCTGCTGGGGTTCTGTGATTATTGTGAAAAGGACAAAATATTATAAAGTCTGCATCTAATTCTGATTCAACCGTTACGCCTGATCCCGTAAGGACTCTTTTGACTTGCTCTGCTGTATATTGATTGGATTGGTTCCGTCTACCCCTGCTATCCATTCGCTCTTCCTTTTCCCTGCGTAAACTCCGTGTATAGATAATTCAAACTCAAAAAACCCTTTTATCTCATTATACCTTATTGTGAAGTCTGGGTCAATATCAAATCTTGGAACATATCCACTCAGCCTCATTTCTGATACTAGCAATCTTATATATTCTATTTTTAGTCTTCCTATTAAAGCCTCGTCCTGAATAACCCCATCAATATAAAACTTCCTCAAAGACTTATGGTGATAAAAGTCTGGCGGTATGTTTTCCTTGTTTTTTGGCATACCATATTATACCTACTTATCTTCAAAATCTTTGTACCTATAATAGCCTTTGTCAAAATCACATTGAACTAGGAAATCTCCCATAAAGCCATTTCTATTCTTTCTAAAAGCACACTCAATAATATCACTGTTTGTACCTCGCCCAAGGGCTAAGACCCAGTCAGCATCATATGCAATCTGCCTAGACCACGCTGTTTGACCCAATGTTGGGACTGTAGACAAATCGTTTACATCGTCAGGTGTAGCAGAGGAAATGGCAATAATAGGAACCTCTTCGCCAATAGCCATGAGTTTGAGTTCTCTTGAAAGGTTCTTCATTCGTACCGTTTCATTATCTGACTTCTGATTGGGAGCCATCAACTGAAGGTAGTCAACGATTACAAAGTCTGGCTTATACTGATCGATCTTTCCACGAAGGACTGATGGATTAATTTCTCCACCCTGATCGTTTGAGATAATGTGAAACTCTGGCTTACCCTGTAGATTTTTGGCATGCCAATCTTTAAGCATTTCTAACTCTACTTCTCCATTACTTAACTTTCGGTGTGACCAACGACCTTCACCCATAATGGTAAAGACACGATTACGCACTTCTGTTTCGCTCATCTCAAGACTTATGACTAGTGGGCTACGACCCTGTTTCCAGGCCTGTACAGCGAAATAGAGAGCCAACCACGACTTTCCGATACCTGGATATGCCAAGAAGACTCCCAACTGCCCTGGCATGATTCCAGAGGGTAGGTAGTTATCAAATCCTGGCAGGCCAGTCTTGATGCCAATATGACCTAGTGCTTGTTGCTTCTTTACATTTTCAAAGTAGGCAATCGCAGATTCTAGGTCAGTAACATCAATATCACGAATAGCAGCAGTGTTCTTTTTTAACTCTGAGGTCTGTGTTATTAGATTTTCTAAAGCCTTGTTACCCTCACCCTGCTGAACATCACTAGCAGCAGATCTTAAAATATCTTTTAGGCTATCTCTTAAATATTCTCCCTGAAGTTCATCAAGATGGTGCTTGGTTGCACCCACCCCTGGAACTGGGTCAAAGTCTCTGAACTTTTCACTAACTAGGTCAACTGGCGGTAGCGATGAGTTGTTTTCAAAATAAAGCCTGATGAAGTTCCAAATATCTGCATGTGTTCTGAGAAGATTTTCTACATTGGCCTGAAGAAGAACATGTATTTGTTTATCTTGCAATACAGCAGTTATTAGTTTTGACTCTGTGCTATTCACTTAACCACTCCTTTGCCATTATCCTACGCTCTGCTCTTTCTGCATCGTCTCGCTCTTTATCTAATTTTATTTGAAGTATTTTTTCTGCGTTATATGCAAAGTAATTCCAAGAAGGGGAATGAGCAATGCTGAAATAATAATTTAATAAATCATAACAACCGATCATTCCGTAAGATTCAATAAGTGCATCGGCAGCCCACTGCTCTACATTAAGATTAAGAGAAGGCTTCTGCTCGTATCGCTGTGTATACAACTTGCTGTAACGACTAAGCAAAGCCATTCGGTCTTTGCGGTCTGCCATTACTTTGCTTCTGCTTCAGTCTGTGCTTCTAAAATTTTTGCTGTAAGTTTATCTTCAACAAACTTATAAACACGCTCAAAAGCCTGATCTGTATTTTCGCCATCTCGCTTTGAGTCAGTTACGCCAAGGTCTAGCCTTAGTGATTGAAAGTTGCCTAGATTTAGAGTGTATCCTAGAGTTACGGACACCTTAGTTGGTTCATTTTCCATTGTTATACCCTTCGCTAAATAGACTCACTCCATACAGGAATGAATCGTCCATCTTCTGTTTTCGTATATGTAAGTATACCATCGCCCATTCTTCGTGTCAACTCAGCCTTGCTGGGCGTAATGTCATTTGTAATTAATCCATCTTTTCTTGGTCTACCAATATGGTATGTAGCCAGTATATCACGAATCTCTTTTACTTGCGACTCAGAGTAATATGATCTAACACGAAAGCCCCTTGCTCCACCCTTTTGAGATCCTTTTGGAAATGGAATAATTCCTCTACGCATAAGAGACGGCATATATTTTTTATGACGATTAACTAGATTAGCAGTCTCTCCAACTGTGTATGCTCGTTCTCTATTTTTTTTAAAATCATTAATTAAACAACTTTCAATCCTGTCTTTATTAATATTATAAACAGACATGATTCCGTTAGATTTGTTTAAATGATGGATTCTAACAAGATCACCATTTAGAAACCAAACCTTTTTATTCCCTGGTATTACAGGGAGGACATTGTAGCCTTCGCTCTCAATTGTTCCCTTTTTAATAGCCATATGCCCTCCTGTGAATTACTAGGTGGATGAAAAAATGTTCTTGACCCACAAGACATGCAATACATCTCAAGATTATTAATTTGTGAGTATTGTCTGTCGACAAACATTCTTCCTTTGCATCTTTTACAAAAAATCATTAATTAGGAATTCCAACTACTATTAGGTTGATTCCAACCGATGTGTCTCCACCAACATTAAATTTTACAGTTCCTTCAATTTTAGAAGTAGAGATGCTTAGTATTGTTACTGTAACATCTTTTCCAGCATCTGTATTACCTACGTTTACTGGGGTTGCGGTAACTATTGGTGGAAACTTAAACTCACTTGGCAGGCTATAAGAAAAAGATTGGGTCGATCCTGCTGTTTGGGTAGATCCAGATGTAACCTGAACATAGCCACCGATAATTCTTGCCTCAGATGTTTTTACGCTTTGCTTTCCTGAATTTGGTGTGTCTACAGTTACATATTTATATATTGATGTAGACGCCTGTGCAGAAAGATCATTAACAGCCTTAACTATCTGATAAAGATATGTTACGTCTAAAGGCTGCCCTCTTTCGGGTAAAGGTAAGATTGCCATAATATAATTATACCAGACTGACTATCCCAGAATCATATATCTTTAAGTCCTCATTTATTACTGGGTTAATAGATGATGCTTGAACTACAACACGAACAGATGTAGTTCCTGTTTTTATAAATGAATAGTTTGAAGACCCTGTTGAAGCCACAAAGGTAGGTAAAGCAGAATCAAAACCTATAAAAACATCATAAAGTGTTTGTGCAGAAATTTCTCCAGCAGACCAATTTACCATAATAGTATTTCCGATAACATTTATATCTCCTATGCCTACCAAAACATCTCCAGACTGAGCAACGAATAACTGAGAGTATGCGGACTTTCTGTTCTTATCATCTGAAATTATTCTAAATCGTAAAACTACAGAATTGTCGCCCGTTACCCTTCCTAAAGAATCTTTTTTAATAACAACATTTTTTATTCCCTTATCTGGAGTGTTTGCCATAATTAAACATCCAAGACAAATCTAAATTCTATGTAATTTGTAGTGTTGGCTGACTTTATAATAGGCCTTGCTTGCACATTTTTAATTACAGAATATCCAGTTAGACCATACAGAGAGTTTGTAGATGTAGTATTTTCAACTCTTAAACCATCCAAACATACATAGAAAGAATCTGACGGCAAGTTATTTTTAGTAATAGAAACATAAATCTTTGCCACAGAAACATCGGACCAATTAAATCTTAAACTTTTATCAAGTTGCTGAAAAGTTTTGCTGACTACAACGTATCGGTTATTTGCAAAATCATGCTTATGTTCTGAGGTTCCTAAAGTATAGCCAACATGATCTACATCAACCATAAACTTTGCGTACTGAGTAGTTGAGTTTGGTCCAGTATGAGAAAACTCCAACAAAATTTTAACATTGTCTGGAATACTTTCTGCAGAGTTTGCCATTTTATTAACAACAGAAAATGCAAGCCTTAACTCATCCAGTGGGCTATTTTTTGTAAAGTCTACAGAAGTTTGATCCAATATAATATAATCTGATCCAGTTAATGGCACCATACTTCCTTGTGGATTATATGATAAAGAAGATGTATCTCCTCTCATTGCTACGATATTATTTAAGAATCTACATCTTTCGTTTCTGGCAACTCTATCAGACTGAGTAAAAATTGTGTTGTCGGCATTTGTAGAAAAAACCTTTGGTGTTTGATTTATGGATCCATTATTTTCACTACCGTCTAGAGGTCTATACTCTGAAGCAATTGCAGTCGGAGACTCTCCATCTATACTATATAGCCAATTGTCTGTGTCTGCAAAAGAATAAACAACTCTGCTATCAAACGATCCAGCGACTGGGTTTGATCCTGCAGAAAATATTCCAACTTCGGTAATCTCATACCTTTCCTCTGTTGGCAATTCTGCTGTTAATACTACTTTTGATAAACCGTTTTCATTTACAAATCCCCTAGAAATAATAGGGGCACGAAACATTTCAAAATCTAAAGACTCTTTATTTTTTAATATTGCCAACTGCTCAGTAGTAAAAGTATGATTAGAAGCAACTGGCTTTGCTCCACACCCTACGGCAATGTGGGACGCATATGATGGCGTCTGCCCGACAAGGTACTTTGCTAAAAGATTTTTTCCTATATTAGTTATCATTGGCTACTCCCATAGTATATTGTATCATCAAAAATGTTTCCAGCGGTGAGTATTTCAACCTCAACCTGTTCGTTTTCTTTCATATTAATAAGATTTATTACAAGGTCTCCAGTTATTGGGTCTATGTAAATTGACTTGCAGTTTGGAGTTTTTATCCACTTGGTTTTATCCTGCTCATTTGGATTCGTTGGTGGTGGGGAAATATCGTATCCAGTACCGCATATGGGAAGTCTGTCAAGTATAGACAAAGATAGTGACTTAAAGTAAGAGTCGGAGGATTGAAGCCTTAATACATTGTTTGGGTTATACTGTAAATATAGATCTGTTAAATTTTTAATTGGAGCGTATATTACTTTTTGACCATTTATCAAATCATGCCTAGAAATTGTTGCAAGTTCATACCCACCAATATCTTCAAATATTAAGTCTGTCATTATTTCTATTGACATGGTTTCGTCATTTGACAGTATAAGATCTGGCGTTGCAATCTTTACAGAGTCATCATCTTTTTTCTGGGATGGCTCTGGAATTGCTGCGACAGCAGAAAGATAAACAGGGTTTACTGATTTAATTGGACTTGACATTATACAACCTCACTTAAAAACAAAGTCATGGACGGACCATCAGAACTTCTAGAAAATTCAATATTATAAACAACAAACCTATTGTTTGGATTTGACGCCATACTTATATCATTTTCTTTATAATCTACACTAACAATATCGCCAAGTTGAATTGTTGGTATTGCAAATATCTGAACACCTAAAGACCTTCTTGGCTTTGTAATTTTTTCAACTAGCCATTTCATTAAATTGAATGCCTCATCCTGTGACTGAACATATGTTGTGTCTATTGCAAAATCTTTTTTGCCGTAAGTCATTCTGCTAAGTTTAATATCCTGATAGTCCTGCTTAAATTTATAAGGGTTTGATATTAATTGATCAGCAACAAACTGGGGATTTGAAACAAGACTATTTTTATTAAAGTATTCATCAACTGTTAAGTTGTTATCTGACTGTTGTGTAAATGTAATTCCTTGCATTCTTAAATAGTTTCCGCTTGTCTCATCTAAAGAAAGGGGTGCATCAGTTGTATTAAAAACCAAAAATTCTGCTCCATATGATCCTGCTCTAAAACCAGAAATTGCATATCCTTTCATTTTATTAAATGTAGGAGATATTTTTGCGCTTAATGCTGGATAGGCTTTATCATATTTAAAATTAAATGCTGCAAGTTCTCTCATTATACTTCCAAACTCCTCAAAATAAATATCATACTTAGGTGGCTCAGAAGACCCAACTCCAGTTAAATATGTATTTTGTATTAATCCGCTTATAGAGTATTTTCTAAATGATTCATTGACATCTAACTCCGAGTCTCCAAAAACAGAGTTGACTGGAGCACCTAAACGGAAAGATGTGTTTTGAGAATAGTTATTGCATAGAGCGTATACATTTTCAAACATTGCTCTTGAAGATCCTCTTGTAAATAGTGCAATATTTGAGTATACTGGAAGCGGATCTGTATCGTCTACAGTCTTTATCATAACGCCATTTAAATATAAATAGAACCTTCTTGTTGTTCCTATGTCTTCGTATTCTACGGCCAAGTCATATACCGTTGGATTTTCTTCAGCAAAACTTCTTGATTGTCCAGTAAATTTACCGTCGTCAACTGTGATCTCACCAAGACCGTCCCAAAGTTTTATTGGCACGGCTGCTCCATTATTAGATTTTATCTTATAAAAGAATACATTGCTAATTCCTTGCTTTTCTTTTTTAGACAAATTTCCTAATCCCAATGCTGCTATTTCAAAATAATAACCAACATTAGTCAATGGATTTAGCATTACCCCTATTCCAGCAGAGCCTCCATAAACATTTATATTTTTATCTGGCGTTGATCCATTAACAACAAAATATGTTGACGAGCCATTTGATGTCTGCCCTCTGTCCTGATTGTTTTCTATCTTACCGACAATTCTCATTCTTGTTCCAAAGTGCTTATACTTTTTATTTTCTAACGACTTATGAACATATGATATAAAATCCCTAGGCTTTTCTTTTGTAGTAAAGTTTGGACCAGTTAGAGATAGGGCAGAAGATTGTATTGATCCAGGCTGTTGCTGGGTCTGTGTAGTTATCTCTCCAGTTAGAGTTGTAGAAAGAAAGTTTTTTATAAGACCAGTTCTTGATGCTGTTCTTCCTATTGCATCGGCAGACGCACCAACATCTGTTGTCTTGCCTGCAGACCCCACCGTAGTTGCAGGAATTGGAGTTTTGCCATCGAACAAATACTCAGATTCCATATGGCAACCTTTTATATTTTCATCAGACTTCCAGTATTCAGAAATTCCAGCAGAGTGTGCAACAATAGTAGTTCCAAATTGTCCACGACCATGCTTGACCACAGGACCATTTTGAAGTTTTACAATCCCATTCTGTTCAAAGTATTTAGGCTCAGAATAAATTCTAATTAAACCTGTTGGATATATTTTGCCATTAAACGGAAGTTTTGAAAAATAGTTTTGATAGTCTTCAATAGATGTAATCCATACATTTCCAAAACCAGTAACATTGTGTTGTACTGCATCATATTTTATAATCTCGCCCTGGGAATAAAAATATCCGTTATATCTAGCAATCCAAAAAACTGCCTCGCCTAAATTAAATGTATTATTAATTACAACATTATTCTTTACTATTGGAACTTCTGCTGATAGGTCTGAGTTTAGAGGAATTGCAGTAAGCAAATAAGAAGACTGAGTTCCTATTTCATTATTTAGAGACTTGGTGTTTTCTGTTCCAGAAACTTCCCAAAGTAGTGCTGGCTTATAAACATAATACCTTTCTTCATCTAATAAACTTGCCTGCCTAATAGACCCTACAGATCTCTGAATGTGTCTTGGCGTATAATTTATAACCCCATCATTATATACAGAATTTGATTGTGCTGAAACTGAAATAATGTTGGCAATTTTTGCGTTTGGCAATGTCTTATTGTTTATTGCTTCTTGCTGAAACAGGTCATTCGTTCCTTTAAGTTGAAAAACTGTTGGCCTCTGTTCTACAGTTGGCATTATATAATTTTTGCTCATCATAACAAAGTTGTTATATTCATCAAAAAACATTGCTGTCTGAGTTGATACAGCCAAGTCTTCCAACACCTCTGCAACACTTCTATCTGGAGCAATAAAAAAATATGGAATTATTAATTCTTTTTCATTTTGAACTCTTTTAAAAGTGTAATTAGAAAAACCAATATAGTCTAGCAATAAAGAAACTGCAGAACTAAGGGATACCTCTGTCATTAAAATTTGTGGAGCAGTTATTGATTCTAAATACCAATACATGTCTCTTAATGAAATAAAAACTGCTTTATTCATTATATCTGATTTTGGAAATGAGTCAGAATATAAAGTTTTAATTGGAACCCAATAATCCCACCCATCAACATCCACTATGACCTCATAGAACTTAAACTGTATGTGCCTGTCAATATATTTGCTTATAATACTTGCAGAATTATTCTCATTAAAAGCCTGATCATAATCAAATATATTTATCGATCCATTTGAAGCAACTAGTTGTCCGACTGGCAATCCACTTACACCAAGGTCGGAGGCACTTTTGTTTATTGAATAATCCAAGGTTTTATCAGATATGTTCATAACAAGTCTTGGAGATATTTCAATTAGGTCGAATGTAGAATCTTTGACATTCATTGTGTCTACAACAATTCTTACGCCAGAAATATATTCAAACTCTCTATATTGTATTTTTCCATCTAGAGATCTAACAAACTTGCTTGGATCTGTTGCGTCTACAACAAAATTAGTTAGCCTATCTACAGTTTCATCTTGAACATACCAGCCATACTTTGGTCTAATAACTGTATAGTCTTGTCCATTCCAAATATGATATTCTCCTATATCATTTTCGTTTTCTTTAATTAAGTATGCATAGCCAACTACAGACTCTTTTGGCAAAAATAGTTCAGTTGGATATGTTTCTGCAAATACAAAATTTGCCCTCCACTCTTCTGGAACAATTAGCCCATAGGCAACCTCAACATACCCGTCGCTTTTAATAATTGAAGAACCGTCTCTTCTTCTTTTTGATGGATCAAAAGATATAATGTCTTGCCAATTATTATCTTTTAAAACTTGAATTTTCCATTTGCTAGGAGTTTTTTGGTTTAACTCTCCAAAAAATGGATCAGCAAAAGATCCCGTAGAAGACGAAAAAGGTCCTAAGTTTTCTGTTCCAGTATGCGTTTGCATTTTAACAACAACTCTATTGGCAGGTATTTTTTCTTTATAAACTACAAAAGGACAGGCATCTTCGATATCGTACTGAGATCCACGAACCTTAGATGCAATACCATATTCAGAAAGTGTGTCAATTGTTCCTAGTTTTTGTTTACCATCTTTATCTAAAAATACTTGAGAAGAGCCATAGGAAACAGAAGCATCGTTGTAAGTATATTTATATGTTACCTCTGACCTATACGATGTCCAGTATTTAAATATATCGTTTTTGTCTGGCATGTAATATCTAGGTCTGTCTGCCATAAACAAATTGGGATGATGGAGTTTTCCATTCTCAAAAAACACTGCCTTATTTATTCCAGATCTTGGTCTAAATTGTCCGAAGCAGTCTTCTAACGAATACAGGGTTTGTAGTTTTTCTTTTTTAGTTAAAAATGCAGTAGGAGTATCATTATTGTCAAAAGTTCCATCAATTACAACATCTGAATCAGTTGCCCCAGTATAAAAATTACCAGCATCATTAATGTCAAAACTTGTTGGCAAAGAAGAATACACTGTCGATGTTTGTGTTGGCCTATATCTATAGTTACCAATATGCTTTATATTGGTTGGTACATTCATGTTCCATTCTGCAGTAATTACTGACTTGTTTCTAACAGTAGGAGATGTCTCCAAAAATTTCTGCAGGTCTTTGTCTTCAAACATTATACCTCTTCCAGTGTTACAGAAACATTCCAGTAATCAAACTTGGTTCCTCTTTTTTCAACTGAATATGAAAAATCACTTATGAACATTTCGATTAACTGGTTATACTGTCTAAGATGATCGTATGGCTCTGGGGTTCCCTTAAAAATACCTTTTCTATCATATGCCAAGAAAACCCAAAAAGATCCCTTGTGTGAGTCATACCATTCAAGCATATCTGCTCCGCCTGCGCCACCATCTGTTGTATATGACTTATGCGGAGACAATCCAGTTGCAGGATCAAAATTTGGAAAGTTTTCGTGTGATCTAGATGGAATCATATCCCAATTAACACTTACTGTAGTCTTGTCTGCAATATGATAGGACCTCATTCGACCATTGATCATTCGTTCACGCTTTTCAATGCGCTCTGTTTTAATATCGATAGGCTGTCTATTATCATCAGTTAAAAATAAAAACTGATCAATAAGGGATTCATCCTCTATACTTTCTGGATCAGTACCAACCTCAAAGCCAATCGGAACATATATTTTTTTCTTTGGTGTTGTTATACTTGCAGGATCTTCCACAAGCGTTCCAGAATTTTCAGACCAAAGCATACCGCTTGGCCTACTGTATTTTTTACGACCATTAACATATAATAGCCTTGGGTCTAAATCACCTTCTGCCACTTATAGCCACCCCCCTTATCCTTCTATCATCAACCTGTTTAATTGTTGCCATGACTGCTTGTGCAATTTCATTTGGATTTGCGTCAGTCTTAGCGTTTACTGTTAATGTATATGTATTATTATACACTGATCCGCCAACTGCCTCGCCCTTATTTATTTGCTTCATTGTGTCTAATCCATACGAATCAACAGCATACTTACTCATAATAAATTCTCCTGGAGTTAGCATTGCTGGAACTGTATCTGTCCCCCTGGCAAATCCACCCATCGCAAACCTCATTGGATTAATTAGACCACCCTTTGCTAAAGCCTGCATAAAGCCTCCACCGCCACCACCAGATCCTGCTGCAGCACCAGAACCAGTAGGAAGTTTTACAGTAGTTCCAGACCATATCATATTTCCATTCTTATATTTTGGATCATTAGTAAATTTTGGATTTAGGGCCAATAGTTGTTTTAATGATATATTGTTATCTGCTGCAATTTCTGACAATGTGTCGCCAGGCTGAACAACATATTTTGTTGTGCCAGTGTTTGTGTTTGTTTTTGTGTTAGTGTCAGTGGCTGGAACTATTTCTTCTTTTATAGTTCCTTGTTTTACGCAATCATTTCCCACTAAATTATATCCTTCAGGACATACTGTTTTTGTTGCTCCCTCTTTTACGCAATTGTTTCCAACTAACTTATGTCCTTCTGGACATATAATCTCAGTTGTTCCTTCCTTAACACACTTATCTCCGACCTGCTTAAAACCAGCAGGACATACGACCTCTGTTTTACCATCCATTACGCAGTTATTTCCAACCTGCTTATATCCAGGAGGACATACGACAGTTTGGGCTGGAACAACTGGGTCTGTGTTTACCTGCTGATTATTATAGGCATTTATAAGTCTTCCCTGTACATTTAGAGCATCCTGCATTGATTTAACAAATTGGGCACTTGCCACTCTTGCAAGATCTACAGCATTCTTTATTTGTTCCCACTCTGCTCTGGTTTTTTCTAAAACAGTAATTGACTCTATAGATTTTTCTAGAGCAAGTTCATTAAGTCTTAAAGTTTCTCTATTTGGCTCAAGACTCTTTGTTTCAATTTCATAAATCTGATCCTGCAAATCCTTTATTTCTTTTTCAATTTGAATTCTTGTTCTTCCATCTTTGGATCTTAATTCTGAAAGTTCGTACTCCCTGGCCAAACCAAGAGCGTCTCTTTGTCTTGTTAGTGCGTCTGCTGCAGACTGTGCTCTCATATCTTGTGCAGCACGAGCAGCAGCAGCAATATCTCCAGATGTTAAAGCCTCGGCAAGTGTTAATTGACCCTTTTGTTGTTGTGCTATATAAGAGTTTGCCTTTTCAATTTCATCAAGAGCCTTTAGTCTTTCATCATATTTCTCATTTACCTTTTCTTCTTGAGTTTCAATTTCCTTTAGGCTTACCTCTTGTATTCTAATTTTTTCTTGTGTCTTTGCAATTAACTCTTCTGCTTTTCTTATTTCTTCTTTAAGAGGTTTATTCTGAACATCAAACGAAAGCCTTAACTTTGTTTCTTCTACATCAAATGCCTCCATCGCATTGCTAACACCAGTATCAAATATTTCTTGCATGCCCTCAATGGTCATTAGTTTAAGATTAAGTTCAATACGTTTTTTCTTTACCGCTAACGCCAAACCTTCTGCAAAATTTGCAGCACCAGTTAACAGGCCTTCTGTCAATCCCTGGTTGTTTATAATTGCTTCTATTTCTGCTTGATTGAATCTTCCAAGATTAGATATTAGTTTTTCGTACAAGTCAGATCTTTGCTGTATATCTTTGTTTTCTTGCTCAATAGACTGAACTGCAGCCATTCTTCTTTGTGCTTTTGTTGCCTCGTTTGCTGCCTTTATAACTTTCTTGAGTTGTTTGTCTGATAACTTATTGTTAGCAATTGCTGCAGCAGTTGAAGCATCTGCAACCATCTCCAATGCAACAGAACCATCAACTCCAGCAGCCTTTAATCTGGCAAGCGCAGCATTTTGATTTCCAATATTTTTAACCATTCTGTCTTGAGTACTAACAAAATCTCCAAGAGCGATAGACTGAAGAGCATCTCCAATGCTTTTTGCACCATCTTTTAATGCTACGATTTCTCCATTTTTAAACTTAAATAGTTTGTTCTTTTGCTTTTCAAATTCTTTTGGATCCATACCAACAATAAGTTCAATTAGGTCTTCTCCTGCACCCAGTCTTCTCATGTCATTTTCTATACCGCTGAAAACCTCAATAGTTTTTTTGCCACCAAATAACTTATTTAAAGATTTAAATGACGCATCAAAACCTTCTGTAACTTTAATCTGGTTCTTACGAACATCCCTTAACTTCTTAAGCAGATCGTCTAAAGGTGAGGACTTTGGCTTATTACCGCTTCCGCTTTTATCTCCACTGACTGGAGCGTTTGCACCTATTGAAACATTTTCGGTTACAGCCTTAAAGCCTTGCTGTTCTTTATAGTGTGCAATCATTGCAGCCTGAGATAAGCCCTTATACTGCGCTCCACCGTATGTCCTGCCACCAATTACTGTATTTTCTTTTAACCAATTCTGATAATCATCGGAAGCAACAATTTGTGGGTCTGGAACATTTATTACAGCAGCAATAGTTGTAGTATAAACTTTTTGTTGATCTTCTGTCAATGTATTAAAATATTCCTCATTAAATGCATTTGTTCCTTTAACCTCTGGAATAATCTCATATACCATTGTTGCTGTTAAATCTTTTTTGCCTTCAATTGCGTCAAGCATTTTATTTAATTGTTGATAAGCAGCATCATTTTCAGTATAATACTTTACCAACACATTTGAAGGTATTACAGCATTAAGATTATTTAACTTTACCATATTCTTAGCAAAATCTAAAGCATCGGAATCTTTTTCAAATGCCTCAACCTTAGTAATAAACTTTGTCTGAACTTCTTTATCAATTTTGTTGTCAGCAGTTAGTATGTTCTGAGCAGCGACCCCAATAGTTTCTGATGTAGCACCACTAAACTTTGTAATAATATTCATCATTTTTGGAGCAATATCTTTATTATCTGTTGCCATTTGAAGCAATTGTCTAAATACAGATGGAGGGATATCTCCACTTGCCATTTTTGCTTGAATCAAAAACTCTTGTCCGCTATCAATTGCACCAGATTTACGAAGGTTTGCGGCTTGTGTGCCAACGACATCCATATACGCAACTTCATTTGGATTGTCTTTGTATCTAGCCTTAGCAGCCTTTTTCATACCGCCCATCATTGCTTCCTGCATACCGCCAGCACTATTATATTGAGACACCATGTCTGACTGAATTTTTGCTTGGGCTGCAGTTAGTTCATTTCTTTTTCCTACTGTGCCCTTTTCTTTATCTCCTAAATATTCTTTTTCTAGTTCTAATGCTTCATTAATTTTTCCTTGAAGTCTAAGTTCTTCAATTTTCTTTTGATAATACATGTCAAGTGAGTCAAGCATTTGTTTGTTTTGCTCTAGTGCAATTTTTGAATCTACTGCATATGCTGCGCCCAATTCTCCTGCTTGCTTGGCATACTTTTTTGATTGAAGGTATCCGAATGCGGCACCCGCTGCTGCTCCAATTCCTGCGCCAACTGCTGCTCCTATAGGACCACCAATAAATGATCCTATGCCAGCACCTGCTGCTGCTCCACCCAGTGCTGACGCTCCTATACCAGCAATTTGCATTGTTTTCTGACCAGCAAGTTTGGTAATAGGACTAGCATTTTGAATATTAGAAATATTTGACTGCATCCTTTTTTGGTTTTCATTAATCATTCTCATTCTAACCTGTAAAGGATTTTTATCTAGATCTTCTCCATTTGGACCAAGAACTTTTTCCATTTGTGCAATAACTTTAAGACCTATAGTGATATCTCCTGCTTGTCTAGCAGCATTCATCGCAAGGCTTTTTGCCTGATTAATATCCATTGCTCCAGACATTACTGCAGTAGACAACTGATTGCTTAGGTCTGATGCAGCCTGCGATCCTTTGCCTGCAGCACTTTGCTTTGATAGATTTTCAGTCAAAGCCTTTCCTTCTTTTGTTTGAACAAAGGCTTCTCCATATGTTGTTTTTCCAGTTGCTGGTCCAAGCATTGAAAAAGAATTTTTTCTTCTTAGGTCCATCTGCTCTGAAGCAGTTACCTTGCCACCAAATTTTGCAATTGAATCTATTGCAGAGGTAGAGCCTCTAAACTTTTCATTTTCTTCTAAAACCTTGTTTGCTGCTTTATCAAATGCCATTCTTAGAGCCACCATAGATCCAACTGTTGCTGCAAGCCCAACTGCTAATGCTCCAAATTTATTATTAACCATTGGCAATATCATTGAAAGGCCCATTAGAGGCATCATTAGTTTCTGAAACATTTCTCCAACTGAACCTGGAATCATGGATCCTACCATTGCTATGCCAGCAACAGCCATAGCAGCCCCACCTACACCCATGCCACCCCTTGACTTTGGATTATTTGGGTCGTCTGGATTTGCCTTTGCTGCTTGTCTTGCCCTAAAAGATTCTAAAATTTTTGAAGAAGTAGACTGCATTTTTGACTTAACCCCAGTTGCACTCAGTCCCTGTTTAATATTTTTTGTCATATTTTCAGTTACAACTTTTTGTGTAACTGCAACATTTTGAGCAACAACACTTAACTTCTTTCCATCTTTTTGTAGTTGCTGTATTTTTCTTCTTAATGATTTTTGTTCTGCATCTATTGGACCATCTCCATAAAGGGCGGTTCTAGACGCTGCTGCCTTTGCTTGAGAATTTGCTTTATTAATTCTATCCTTGACTTCTTGGGAAGAAAGAGGTGCGTCTGCCTTTCCAACAATTCTAACTCCTCTTGGTCCTTGTCTAATTGATGGCGCCATTGATGCTGGAACAAGCCTTGTATCTTTTGGACCACCAGTAGATTTAAACTTCCTATTGTTTGGCTCTGACTTTATTTTTTTATTTTTTCCGTCTTCATCTTCACTAACTTCGTCAGGTTTAACCAAAATAGAACTATGCTTTTGGTGCAAGGTTTTCCAGTCTACCTTTAATCCTTCTCTAAGTCTTTCCAACATAGCAACATATTGTGACTTTAAAGGATGGTCTGCAGGCATTTTTGCAACATATGGTTCTGCATTATTTAGTTGTCTCTGAATTTCTGCCTTCATTTGACGATCATATTCGTCTGGAGTCAGATTTAGAGCAATATCTTTTGTTGCATTTGCAAACCAGTTTGGAGAATTCTTTGCCTGTTTTCCTGGAACACCCTTTAGATTTTCTTCTGCCATTTCAAGTAAAGAAGGCATTTGGGTTGCCAATGCGCCAATACCAGATGCTTTACTTAGTACTCCAGCACGACCAACATCTGCTAAAGCGTTACCGCCAAGATTACCCATCTTAAGATCATTATCGCCACGAAGATTTGCTGACACTAATTGTCTAAAATATTGTTCTTGTGTAAATGATTTAGACATTAAGTCAGCATACTTAGGATCATACTTGGACTCTAAAACAATGATCTTTCTTTTACCTTCTGGGTCTGTGGGGTCAATCATTGTTGCTATTTTTTGTTTTGGAACATCCAGCCCTTGAACTTTTCTAGCAAAATCTGTTGCTTCTTTTTCTGCAATGGCATTTAGTTCGCTCATCATAGGCTTTACAAAAACTTTTTGACCGTTTGGCTTTTCAAAAATTCCACCAACTTCTCTTACATCAAAACTTCTTCCCGTAGTTTTTGATATCTGTTTTCCAAAGTTTGTTGGCTTCTTTTGTCCAGTTTTTGTTTTTGCTGCCTCATCTGCTATAGCCTTTAAAGTTGCTTCCTGGCTTCTTGCCTTTTCCATATTTTCTTGAATTAATTCTGGTGCCGTTACTGCTCCACCACTTGTAGGCTTTTGGCTTATAACTGGAGTTGTTCCTGCTCCAAGTCGGTTCATATTTACAGTTGTGCCATCATTAAGGGTAACTGTAGAAGACTTTGTCACAACCTTGTCGGTTCTTCCTTCTCCCGTTCCAAATCCTTCCTTAATATCAAAATCTTTTATAAAACCTTTATCTTTTGCATTTTGAAGTATTCTTCTGCTTTCTTCTGGAGTGCTACCAAGACCCTTACCCATATTAAATCTGGAATCTGTTGCGTAAAGTTGTTGTGCTTTTTGATATGCCCTGTCTTCTGGATTTATATATTTTGGAACTTCATTTTTAAAGATATCATCTACTATTCTGTCATTTATATATGTGCTAGTGCTTAACTTAAATGAATCTAGAAATGCTCTATCTAGGGCTGCAGCCTGTGCTGCATTCATTCCAGATGGCTTCCACTTTTCTGGACCTCTGCGTTCCCATTCATCTATAAATTCTTGAACTGGTACCCCAGTAGTAAGGCTAGGCATTGCTTTATTCATCCACTCAGGGAAATCAAACATTAACCCATGCTTGGTTGTTGTGGTAGTAGGCAGCCCCTGAGATTTAAAGATTTGTTCCATAGCAAGAAGTTTGTTTCTTTGATCTTGTGTCATATAAGGATTATTTTTTATAATATCCTGTATTTCTTTTGGAGTGCTCTTTCCACCTACGTGAGTTTTATTGGTTACATTATTGTCTTTTTTGATTTCATCTGTACCCTTTTTAAACCCTGGAATTCTTCCGCCTGCAACCATGTGTGCGATGAACGGTTTGTTGGCTGGATCTTGTGCTGGTCCTGCTGGAATAACTGCCTCTCCAGGAGAAGCAAGAATTGGAACTATATCTCCTGCGCCCTTTGGTCCTGGAATGCTAGTAATACCATTAGAATATTTTCTGCTTTGTGGAATTCTGCCTTTACCAACTGGCCCAGCAAAACCTAACTGCGAAGCAATTGCTTTTTGATACGCTGCAGCAAGTGCATTAACTGCTGCTGCTTCTGACGTGAATGTTTGCCTAAGTTTTTGATGAACTTGGTCAAGAGACGCTGCTACAGCAGACGCCTCAAGTTGTTGCTTAGTTAAATAGTCTGTTTGATTTCCAAGTATCTGTGTTGATGTTCCAGCCCTATTAAATGAAGACTTCATTGTTGCAAATAGTTTAATTATATTTGCAAGACCGTTAGCAAGCAAACCAAATGTCATAAGTGCGATAGGACCTATTGCTCCAAGTGCCACTGTTAAAATGGTTAAAAATCTCTTGCTACCATCGCCAAGGTTATTGAATTTTTCAAGAACTTTAGAGGCAAACTCAACGATTGGAGTTAGGGCTTTTAAGAATTGCTCTCCAACTGGAGCAAGGGTTACCTTTAAATCTTCTATTGATTTCTTAAATTTGTACGTTGTAGTGTTTTCTATCTTATCTAATTCTCGCTGTGAAAGGATTGCCAACTCTTCTGTTGTTGCTCTTGTCAAACCTAAAACTCTTGCTGCCTGAGATCCTTGGGCAGTTACGTTTTGAAATAGTGTAGATAATCTTGAAAACTGGAACTTTCCAAATAGTTGCTCAATTGCTCTTGCACGATTAAGGGGATCTAGAGTATCTAGTGCTTGTGCAAATCCCACTACAGTTGCTGCGACGTCTCCCTTATTTGCTTCTACAATACCCCGAATATTAATGCCCATCTCGGCAAGCATCTTAGAGGCTTTTTCAGATGGATTAATTAATGATGCTAAACCAGACTTAAGTGCGTTAGCACCTTCTGATGCATTGATTCCACCTTCTTTCATTGCTGTTAGGAAGAATGCAAGATCCTCAACATCTCCACCCAATTGCTGAACAACTGGTCCTGCTTTTGGAATTGCAATTGTTAAATCTTCAATAGAAACAACAGTTTGGTTTTCAACTGCGTTAAGGAAGTCAATCTTTTTTGCTAAGTCTTCTGCTGCTACACCGAATGCGTTAGTAACAGAAATTGTTGTCTCAAGTGCCTGCTCCTGTTCAACTCCACCTAGAACAGCAAGCCTTGTTGCTTCTGTAACTTGTGCAGTAAGTTCTGCCCCCATCTTACCCATTGCTGCAGCGTTTGCTGCCATCTCCATAGTCTTTTCAACAGCAACACCATATTTGGTATACTCTTTTGCAAGTGTCTGTATCTGCTTAACCATTGCATCGGTTTCTTCTTGCGTAGTAAACATTTCACCGTAAACACGCTTAAACCTAATTGCCTGCTCTTCAAGTTTCATGAAGGTTTTTGCTGCAGTTGATCCAAGGAGCATTAGTGGCACTGTAAAACCAACCATCAACTGACGGCCAGCCCATTGTGTATTCTTACCAAAATTTAATAAATTAGTTGAGCCTTGCTTTAGTAATTGATTTAGTAGTTGCTGGCGTTGTGCTGCTATCTGTGTTTGGGTAGCAAGATTTTTCATGTCTAGAGTAAGAGGTCTTACCGCAATCGCTTGTAGGGCTCCATTTGCCCCACGACCCATCTTTATATACTGGGTCTGGATATCTTTTACACGCTCTCGTGCTACTTTATTTATTGTTTCAAATTCAGACTTAAAAAGTCTACCAAAAGTTTTAGTTGCTGCTCCAGTATATCTAAAATACTCTCTGGAGGTTAGTTTGTTTTTTTCTAAAGCATTAGTAAAATGCTCGGTACTTGTAGCAACCGTTCGCATGGTTGCTTGAAATTTTCCAGTAGCATTTATGCTGTTCATCAAGTTTTGTGCTTGATTTGCTGCTACCGCTGACGCTGCTGCGCCAGACTTTGACATCTGTGTATGGAAGGCTGATATTTGACGCTGTAGAAGTTTTAAACTTGCTAAAGCATCTGACGTATCAATATTTACATGAATATTGGATTGAACATCAGCCATCCATTAACACCTCTTTATTTAGTTATTTACAAGATTGCCGAGCAGAGTTGCGTCTGAAAGTCTAATTCCAGATGCCTCTTCAACGATCTTGTATACTGTAGGAAGGTCCATATTTTCTTCTAGGGCTTCCTTATCTTCCGCCAACTCTGGCTTGTATTGCTGCATTGCGATTTGTACACACTCCATAAGTAGAGTCATTGACTTTTCGTTGTCTTCCGCTACTTTAGCGATATCTTCAAACTTCTTCATAAACGGACGAAGTAGTGAGATCTTTAATGGTCTTACCTTGATCTTTGTTCCATCGATGAGAGTTACTGTCTTTTCTTCCGTGGCAGTTGCCATTTATTCCTCCTTATAAGGTTAAAGTTAATTATACCATAGCGGAGTCTATTTTTTTTGCTATTCTATAACCTCATAAGTTAGGCCCATCCCTATTCCAAAACCAGCCCTCTCTGCATTTTTACCCTGTAGGGCAAGGATGTCATTTCCATTTTCTGCCTTTCCTTTACTAAATACTCTAGCCTTCATGTCTTCCCAGGCATTACTATTTCCAGAGTTTTTGTCAATATCTACTCCCTGCATAGCAGCAGCAAACTTCTTATCGTTATAATCCAAATCTCTTTTTGCCTTAATAGTTGCGGTTAGTTCTGGCATTGATAAAGACTGCTCAAGTTCTTCATAATCTTTCCAAATCCCTATAAGAAATGCTTCTGCTTCTAGTTTTGCTAAATCTAGAGTTTCCCAAGAAGATCCGCTATCTACTGCTTGAGACTTTACTGGCTCTTCTGACTTTTGATTAATCTTAATACCTGCTGCAATATCAATAACTTGATATATTGTTGGCAAATCTAAATTATCTTCAAGGTCTTCAACTGTTTTTATATGCGGAGCATACTGCCTCATTGCTATAAGAGCACAGACTACTAAAATAGATATTGATTCGTCATCTGTTTTTGCTGACTTTATTGTTTCAAATTTTGTTAAAAATTCTCTAAGATATTTTATTTTTAATGGGGCAGCCTCAATAACAGTTCCATCAATAAGAGAAAAATTTTTCTTTTCGTATACGCTTGTTGCCATTATATAAGTATACCAAATGGAAAAGCCCAGACCTTGTGAGTCTGGGCCAATCCTATTAAGTTGTATTATAGAGAACGATCTACGATTTTACCGTATGATGCGTCATCGTTTGGAAGGAGACGGAATGAAACTTCAAACATTGAAGCCTCATCACGCTTTGCTGATACTGTAACATTCTCAATTGAGAGTGCACGGTATGCAACATAGATTCTTTCCTTTGGCTCGTTAGAAGAACCAGATCCTGGTCCTACTGCTACGAGTCCACGCTCTAGTGGAACGTCACCAATGTCACCTGCGGACATCTTTAGTGTCTCTAGGTCTCCACTGATTACCTTATCTGTATCATCTGCTGCAATTGCAACTAGAAGATTTTCTAGGGTTGCCTCTGCGAATGATGTATTTAGATTAACTGTCATACCTTGCTTGAATAGACGAGCAACGTCGAGAAGTTGATCTACTGCTACTTCACCGAAATCTGGCTGGAAAGCGAGTTCCAAACCATTTGATGTATATCCTATGTTTCTGTATGCTTCGTCGTCTGACAAAGTTTCCTTGTAGGATACTGCTGGGGATGCGGTCATTGATGGAAGATCGATACCTGCTTGAGTATCAGTAATCTTACCAGTTGCTGAGTCGTATCCGATTGGACCTGCATTATGCGTAAAAAGTGCTGCTGCACCCACGATAATGTTACTACTTGAACCACGGCTGTATGCCATATATTCTCACCTCTTTCATTTTATTAAAAGGGGGTTTGTTTCCTCACCATAATTATACAGCCTTTTTATGAGGGGTTTATATCCCAAACCAATTTGTTATCATCTGTCTTTATACAAATAAGACTACCTTTTACAACACCCTGCTTCTCACATGGACCACCCAAGTACACATCTAGTGGGTGCCAGTCGTAGTCGATAATGATCTTATTCCCCGCATAGGTACGGGCTGTACCGAAATCTACGATATCCCTGGTTTCTTCTAGTTGATAGATTTTAAAGTTGTGGAAAAAACATGGCTTAGATTCTGCGCTCCAATCTCCTTGGTTTGCTGCTGCCCATTCATTTAAATCTTTTGCCGAATCGTCTGCATAATCTAAAAGGTCATTTACCTGCTGCTGAGTAATTATCATCTTCTTTTGTGCGTCATCGCCAGTGGCATAAAAATAGTACAAAAGTTGTTCGCACTTTATGTATGGAAATGGTACTCTTCTCATTTTAAACATTCTGTCATACACAGCAAAAACTCCATTGCTGTCTGGAAATGTCTCAGTTAACGCATCTATTTGTGTTGGAAGCGTTGGGAAAAAATATGCGGCCCCGCTAAATCCAGGCATATCTAGTTTTGATGCAAGATATTTATTGATAATTGTAGGTGGATGATGAATTAATGCTGTCACTGAATACCAACTCCTGCATTAGCAATCCAACGGTAGCCTGTTGACAAACCTTTAGATCTGCCCAGTCTTTTACCTGCTGCCATATCTTTTCTATATACCACTGGATTTTCAAGATACCTAGCAATACCGCTTACTCTTAAAAATGCTTGAGAAAAATATCTATTAAAGAACATATCAAATACCTTTTCAAATCCACCTTGAACTTCTGTTCCTCCAGGATTGTCTACCCTTACTTCGTTTTTTGTAAACACTGTTTCTCCGTTATCCTCAAATGCTAAAGCCTGTGCAACTCTTGGTCTGATAACAACTGGAATGCCTTCTTCCATGATTCTTGCCTTATCATAAAACGGAGTCCTCGACCCATTCTTTATTGAGGTAGATTGACGAAATGACGACCTAAATGACAAACCTAAATTACTGGTTGTATATGATATATCATATAATCTTGCACTAGGGCTGCCTGTCTGATTCCATTCATAAACATGATGCAGCATATCTGGATTAACTCTAGCATTAGAATCTATAAACTCTTTCATTAGTTCTACTGTTTCTAATCCTACTGTTTTTAGGAATATGGTTTTGCCTCTTTGTATTCCCTCCAAAAATCCCATAGAGTAGTCTACAATATTGCTCATTTCTTTTTTAAATTGTGCAGAATTAAATACGGCTCTCATACATCACCCGTTTGATTTTCTGACCTTCTTATTACAACCCTATAAGAGTCTACAGTTCCAAATGGCCCCATAAATGGCTCATATGTTGCTATTTCAAACAGCGTTCCCTTGCCAGATCTTGGCCCAGATGTTTCTAAATAAATAAGGTTTCCCTCTTGATCTTTTACATCAGTTATCAGTATATTTGTTAAAGAGTTTTTAGAATCTCTAGACGACATTCTTATGTCTGATTTTACTCTACCAACTAGGATTGAATGCTGAGTTATATTAACATTTGGCTTAACCTCTTCTTTAAAAGCAGTTCCGCCAGAACTAAAGTTACATGCAATAACCCTATCCAAAACCCATTGCTTTTTTATTGCTCCAAAGTCGCCTTGCTCAACGATTGGATGATATAAAGATGCCTGCATTGGAAACATAAAGTCTGGAGTTTCGCATACTGTCATTACAACACCCCAAGTTTTGTAATAGACTTAGTATACTTTGAAAGTATCTTGTCTACAAGTATATTTCCCGTTCCCTCGAAAAGACCTTTGTCAAACTGAATTCTATACTGATCTGTATTGTACGAAGAAATGAATCTCTTATAATAGTCTAACTTTCCACAGTCTATGTCGTGAACAAGCATCTCAGTTGCTTTTACGATATCTGATGGCACATTGGAGTAGCCATACTCAACTGTTATTCTATAATCCCAGGTTTTACCAAATCCTCTGTAAATAAATTGTGGATCAAGAGAGTCTGAAGACGCTGCTGGTAGAACAAGTGGGGCTGACTCTGCACGATTAATATTGTCTGTTGACTTTTCAACAATTGCTGTTTTATCAGATGTTACTTCGTATTCTCTATCTGTTACTAACTTATTATTTTCATAAACCGATAAAACCTTTTTTACATCATCCCAGATAGGCAAATAGTCTGATCCAGTTCCTGTAAAATTCAAAACTTTTTTCTTGTAATAAAAACCTTCTCCAACAATTGAGTCAATTATTGCTCTTGCCACTCCCTCATTGTCTGCATATGCAGCAATATCAGAAGCAGTGCTTCCCTTTGTAGATGGGTCTACATATGGTCTAGTCACCTCATATGTATCATCAATAATAACATCATCTATAATTTTTACTTCTACTCTATACTCAGAGTCATACCTTCCAGGAAGGTTTATGGTTAGAGTGTCCCCTGTAGAAAGTTCTGGAAATTCTAGCGTAGATACAGAAAGGTCCGCCATATCAGTTACTAAAACAGTTACATCTTCATCTACAATAGATGAAGGAATAGTGTAAGTAACTGGTATATCTGCGTATGGCGGAACTCTCAATATCTCCATACTATACTACCCTAAAACCTTTTTTACTTCTTCGGGTGTTGCAATACGGACGTGTGAGCGTGTTAGCCACTTATCTGCTTGCTCTTTTGTTACAATATTGTAACCTCTGTAAAGTGTTCCAACTTCTTCCCAACGAACATTCTTTGTTGAGTAAATGGCCACCTTATCTCCATCCTTATGTGCTGGCTTAATGGTCTTCTTTGGACCGTCTGCTGCCATAGATCCAATAGCACCTGTATTTGTAAATCCTAATGCCTGAACTGGTTCTTCAACTGGCTTTGGGGCTTCTACAACAACTGGCTCTGCTACAGGCTCTGCAACTGGTTCTACCACAGGCTCTGCAACTGGTTCTGCTGGTGTTTCAACAACAATAGGCTCTGGTGCATCTTCTGCTACGAATGGCTTGTTATATTCATTATTTTCCATAATATCCTCCTTGTTTGTATTATATCACTAAAGTATTAAGGGGGACAGGAGAGTGAACTCCCGCCCCCCATAAAAGGTTACTTCTACAGATTACTCATCTGCTGAAGCGTCAGCGAATGCAATTGCATCCTCTTCTTCCCATTGAATACCGAAGCGAACGAATACAGTATATTCAATTGTATCCTTCTTCGCTACATACTCACGGTTTACAGTAATATCTCTCTGGAATCCCCAAACACGGTTGGCAGGGAATGTCAAATCGATATAGCCTTCTGGGTAGTAAGGAACTTCCTGAACTTCAATTCCGAGAACACGAGTTGTACGTGCTCCACCGAATGTCTGTCCAATACCGTCGAGATAGTTCTGACGGTTTGCTTGAGTGCTTCCTGGAACTTGTCCAGCAAACGCCTCAGCAACTGCATCTGCAAGTGTACCGTTGTTCTTAACGATTCCACCGAATGCGTCTGTACCTGCGTAGAACTTAAGATTATTCTTAAGTGCACGGTACTTACGTGGCATTGCATTGATGATGCCCTGCATGACGCTAGGTGTCCAAGCATTATCTGCTACGGTCACGACTGACTCATGTGCATCTCCGTTTGTCTTTACCTTGTTGATAAAGCCTGGCATGATTGACAAGAATGCTCCTGTTGTACCATCACCATTGATAGCGAGATCTTCGATATCATTTGCGAATGCGTTGGTCATCAAGCGTACCAAGTGATCTTCTAGAGCATCACCCTCGACACCATCTTCCAAAGATTCTGCAGTTACTTCCCAATCAAGACGAATCTTCTTGGTAGTAAGTTCGACCTTGGAGAAGGTTGCGCCTGTGTTTGTGTAGTTACCAACTGCTTGCGCTGCTGCACGAATTACACGCTCACCTACGTTAATCTTCTCAAGTTCCATTGAGTTAGCCTTCATTGTTACACGACGGCCATCCTTTGCTAACACTGTAGCGTCCCAAACATAGTCGATAAAACGACGAGCCTGCTCGGGGCGCAAAATTCCAGAAGCCGCTGAACCACTAGGGTTAACAGCATTTGCTCCGCTAGTTGTTCCTAGCGTTGCTGTTGGAATGTTACCAAGTGTATCTGCACCTGGATTTGTTACTCCACCAATACCGCCTGATGCGAATGCACCTTGACCCTGATAAAGTCCTGGTGCTGTTCCACCTAGATTTCCAGAATCGCCTGGCTGGTTTTTGATTATTTCTTCTGACATATTGTCACCTCCTAGTGATTTGTTCATTTGAATAGATCGGCTGTTTTGAGGAAACTACCGCCCCATAGGGATTTTTCAACCATTTCAGGCTGAGACTGGAAGATATCGCCGATATCTCCAGACTTTCGGAATGCGGTGTCTGCTTCCACAGCGTCTACTCGTTTTCCAAATTCATTAAATTCATTTGTTACTGCTGCAATATCTTTTGCAACGGCATCAAATGAATCCTTAACAGTATCAACATCGACCTTTGTAGACTTAAGAAGTTCTACTTCTGCCTGCAAAGCCTTTACTGTTGACACTAGATCGCTAAAGGCTGATTCTAGAGTATTTTTCATTTCGGTAACTGCCTCAGCAATTACTTCTTCTGATTTAGATACTTCTACAACTGCCTCGGTTACTGTTTCAATTGCTTCAGCATCTTCTGCCTTAGTAATTTCTTCTGCCACGGCTTCTTCTGTCTTAACAACTTCAGTCGTTTCAACTTCGTCTGCCTTAGCAACTTGTTCAGTAACTTCTGCAACTGATGCATCTGCCTCTGGAGCGACCACAACATCTTCAACTACATCTGTCTTTTCAACTTGTGTCTTTGATTTTGTCATATGTTGTACCTCCTTGTTCATCTTAGAAGTATTAATGCCTTTAGCACTATCGACTAAGAATTTTATCATTGTTGTTTTTTCGTTATCCGTTTTTTCAACGAATCCTATGTTTTCCATCTGTTCTCCGCTGATTGGGCTAAGTTCTGATTCATTTTCAGATGAGATTACTATACCGTTTTCTTTGTCGTAAAAAACATTTTCTAGAACAGTTGAGTCTGCTTTAATAACATCTACGCCGTCAACTTTTTCAATCGATACAATGTTCGCAAATTGATTTGCTGGCGAGTCAACCAGACTCAACTCTATTAGGTCATAGTCTTTAATAATTCTAATTGTAGAATCAGACTTTTCATCATAACCATCATCCCACTTATTCATTTTACCGCCAATAGAAAAACCAGTAAGGGTTCCATCTAGAACTTTTTCCCATGTGTCTTGTGCGCCTTTTGATACGTATGCGGAGACAAAAACTCCAGAATAAAACTTCTTAGAGTCTGGATCAAAGTATTTGTCTTCCTTAAAATTAATCATTTTTCCAACAGCCAATGGCTGATGCATCTCACGAATATTGCCTCTAAACTTTGCAAAGGCCTTCATAGAAGCCTCTGAAGTAACTATATCATTTTGTTTGTCTAGGTTGTCTAATGAAGCGAAACCTGAAACAATACGTCTTTCCTTATCTACCTTACTAAAAGGCATTGAGAGACGAAGATTATCCCCATCGGAGTTCCAATGGGCTTTAGATATATTGGTCACCACTATATTATACCCTCCATTTTATACAAGTATCACATTCTGGACAAATCGGACATTAGGGAGTTTTTCTACCTTCACCCTTTGGATTTCTTCCAGCGACTGTTGATGTGCTATCAGAGTTGTTGTTTGTTCTCTCTGAATCTCTAGATCTTGACGCAGTTGCCTCTGCTGCAGCCTCTGGCTTCAACTGTAGGACTTCGTCTCCACCTTCTCGTTGTGGCATATCAAGTATAACTCTTGCTTCGTTTGGAGTTATAATCTGATTCTTGACATATCTTTCAAGTATTTGAGATTGTGCAATTTCATCAGTCAAAGTTAACTCATTAAATACAAACTCAAGTATGTCTGTTTTTTCACGAATGATCTTGTTAATCATTTTTTCTAGTTGGCGTTGTGCTGGTCGAGCAACTTGCTCTTTAAAGGTACGGTCTTGTGCAAGTGCTGCTGCTATAGATGCAGAGTCGCTACCGCCTAGTTTTGAAAGTGGCACTTGATGTGCTACCAAAATATCGTCACGATTTTGCTTACGATACTCCTTAAATGATCCATCCTGTATTCCATCTTCAATGGGATCCATTTTAAACTCTACTTTATTGTTTTCTGTATCGCCTGGCAATGGAATATACAGCGTTCTATGTGATTGACCTCTTAGGTTTGTTTGCAAGAACCTAAACATCTTATCCTCTGCGTCTCCAGAAAGTTTTGCACCCTTCAATGTTACAACATATCTTGGAACTGCCTTATTTGCAAAGTAGTCAATGTTGTACTGAGAGGCAAGAGAGTCTCCGTGCAATGAGTTAATTGCTGACATAATGTCTGGCACTCCATAAAATGTATTAAGAGGTGAGTATTGTTTGAAGTGAATTATCTCATTTGGACGTGAGTCTGTTGTAAGAGGGTTAGGATTTTTTGCTCCAAAATTACGGAAGTAAACAATCTTATTTCCAATAATCTGAACATACCCATCTTTCAATCTTCTGACTCTCATAGTTGTTGCTGGAATATGACCAACATATCCAATTTCTCCACGAGTGGTTCTTCCTATTTCTAGGTATCCGTTTCCAGTAGATTGAAGATCTGTGTAAACTTTTTCCATAGTTGCAGTAAATGAATCATCATCGTTTAGTGATTCAAGCCAATCACGCATTTCAATTTTTGCTCTTTCAATTCTTTTTCGTGCCTTCTGTGTTGCACTGTTATCTTCTGAGGCTTCAAGTCTCATCATAGTTCTTGGAGAAACCTTAAACTCGTAACCAAGTCCAACTATATTCTCTACCTTGGCATCAATTGCTGCATGATTTGCAAATGATGTATCGTAGTAGTTTGCTAATTCATACAGATTCCAAGGCGGTGTAATAACGTCAAACATTCCATAGCCGTTTACATATACTAGACCTGGGTTTATTTCTTTTGACTGTGCTCCATCAATACCGCTTTTTCCTGCTAACGCTGCAGTTGTATATTGTGGTGTTGGTTGCAACGCTTTGGTAGACAGCCTGCTAGTTCTTCTTTTAAAATTTGAATCCAAACCGTCTAATGTTTTTAGTGTGTCCCATGTGTTATTGAATGGATCTGACTTTGAAAAAGGATCGTCTTTTTTTATTGCTTCGTCAATTTTTGCACTTATTGTATACTCTTCCATTTTTATTCCTCATCTCCATACTTAGCAATCGTATCTTTTGCTGCCTGAACTGCGCCAAGATCGTTTAGTGATGGAATAAGTCCTGACTTCATTCTGTCTACTTGTTCTGAATATTCTTCTTCTGATACCCTTGTTCCACCTGGAACAAATATTGCTTGTCCATCTCCAGGGTCGCCATAATACATTGCAACCTTTTTTAGTTCTGCAATTTTAGAAATATCGCCCTTTTCAGATGGAATATTTAAAACTGATCCATGACCGTCTGTAAACCACTTGCCGTTTGCTCTTTTATAAACATAAAGCCCCCAGTTATAGTTCTTTTCAATGACCTTGCGTCGCACATTTTGTACAATTGGCTTACCAGTTTTTGGGTTTATTAATGAATCCATGACAACAAGTATACCATATTAAACTGGATCAACAGTGAACTTGTTCCAGAATATGTCATTATATAAAGAATAGGCATAGTTGCCGACGCTGACTGGGACATTGTCTCCAACTACTATTTTGTTTGTTCCAGTATAACTCTTATATATTTCCTTTGGATCAACACCATAATAACTTTTTTCTGCTAAAACCAATACCCTATTCCAATTAAAGGACCCAACATTCCAGAACTCCCAATCCAGTGGAGAGTTAAAATCTGATGGCAGACCAGACAGAACCTTTACTCTGAACCATGGCCTTTCTGATATGGTCTGAACCTCCTGTAAATTTGTTGACTGATAGTAAGATATGCTATTAAATATCAATGGCCCAGTTAATCTTAAAGCCCCCTCAAAATATGAAAAATTTAAACTATCAGCAAAGGTAACACCAAGGAATCCCCACTCTTGAAGTGTGACTACTGGCTCTCTGACTGCCTTTCCATTCCAGTAAAAACTAATGCCATTTTGCACTAGCCCAGTCTTTGCATCTATTCCATAAATCTTTGCTCTTTTTCCACTAGAGTCATTTGCGACCATGTAGAATTTTATGTACGCATTTTTGCTCTCTATTTCAAATATTTGAGTTGGCGCATATGGGAAATAATCTCCATCAAACCGAACAGCCATTTGTGATGCAATTACTTTAAAATTATCTGCCCTACTAGCATTAATTGGTATTGATAGTCCACGATTTACCAATGGATCATACTGACCCTTTATTTGTATACCGCTAGTTTTTGTAAGATACAGATATGGAGATGAGCCAGTGTAAATAGAAAAAGGATTATTCTTTTTGAAGTTGTAATAAATTCCAGTTTTTGTATATGGGTAAATTGGTGTTCCAAACCTTGTGCCGATTGGACTTGCGTCTGATTCATTTAATGCCTGAGAAGCATAAGAAAGTTTCTTTATGTTAATATTATTTGTTTGTGAATCCTTAACATTAATATCAATGTGGGTAACTATAGAAAGGTCATTAAAATCTACACCTGCTGGAGGATAAATAATCATATTGTCTACAACCTCATATTTTGTAGTCATCCAGTCTGACTTAGGGATTAAAACCCCATTTCTAGGAGGCCTTTCTGTTTTTGTAAAATAAAAAGAAGTCTGATTGGCGCCTAGTTCTGTATATTGAAATGTTATATAAGTTTTTACAATTTGTCCGTCTGTATCATATCTATAGTCTTTTGCAATTTTATTTTTTAAATCTTCATAATCATTATATCCAGTAAATAAATAATTATCAAGAGACTCATATGTTCTTTGAACTGGCATTCCATACTCGTTTGCTAACTCTGCGTATGTCCATTCTACTGGATCAGTCTCTATTGCAATTGTTTTTGATGTTATTGGATAATCAATATTAAATTGTATAAAATCAAGATCTAGATACTTATCTCCTCGCTTATCCAAAACTGATTCAGCAAAATATGTTAGTGGAATTTGGTCTTCCCAATAAGCATTTGCAGCAACTGTAAGTTTGTATGTGTCAAAAATTTGATTTGGCACAAGAGTGTAACTTGCTGTATGATCCAAAAGGAAATCTTCGTCTGGTATTATAACTCCCCCACCGCTAATGGCCCCCTGAACAGTCCCTGTTATAGAACCGTAAGCAGGCATAGATGTTGTGTCAATGCCTCCATCTATATTTATTAATTCATTATTTTGATAAATAGCAAATAGATCTTCATTCCAAACTGGAACACCTATCTCATTAAACAGAGATCTAATTTTTTGAAAATTATATTTGCTGCAAAATCCAACCTTGTATATTTTGCCAGTAAATGTCTCGCTACCATTTTTATTTCCTCCGACATATAGCCTCAAGTCTGACATAGATCCAAAAAAGTCTGCTGCTGGATTTCCGAATCTTGCAACAAATGCTGGAATATTTAGCCCTATATCAATCAACTCTAAGGACTCTGCGATTGTAGGAGAATATATGGTCTCTAACCCTTGGTCATTTTTTATTACATAAGATATTTGATTATTAATCAATTCTATTGCAAAATAATTATCTGTATCTTCTTTTTCAATTCTCATAAGAGTTTGTTTTGTGCTAGAAGATTGAGGTAATCTAAAACATCCATAGAACGCAGAAATTGGCTCTCTTAGAAAATCAAAACTTTCAAAGAAAAGGTAACCAGAAATGCTGTTCCAAGAGGAGTTTGGCCTAAAAGAAAAAAAGTTTGTTGTATCTGATGTCTGAACTAGTTTGCAGTCTGCAAGCAACTCTTTTTCTGTTTTTGAAGACAAAAATATTTTTGGAAGAGGTGCAGATGGAACCGACAAAGATTTATTTACAATAGAGGTGTTGTCATTAAATGCTTGTTGCCAAGAACCTATTTTTGGATATGAATAATTAGCCGTATAATCCGCAAACGCATAGTCAATAAAAACAGATGTTCCACTATATGAAGTATTGATGTTTTCTGGTATTTCTACTCCCTGTCCAAACACAAATCTTCTTTTTGCCATTGCGGTTGCAACAACATATGGGTATATTCCAACACAATCAACCTCTATTGGATATATGTCTTCGTGTGCATAAAAACCTATCCAGTCCTGATCTTTATCATTTTCATCTAGCATATTTGGAACAGATAAACTTTCTTTTGAGTAATCAATAGATATAACTTCTTGACCATTAATTAGCAAAGAAATAATATCTTTTCCAATTCTTAAATGAACAAGCATTGGCCTTGTCCATTCGCCAACGTAATATGTTTTGTATTCAGAATTAATTTTAAGGCCTATCGATGGCCCATCTACATATATCCCGTCATCCGAGGCAATTGGACCTATAATTCTTTTTGTTTCATTTGTATAAGAATTTATTCTAAGCCAGGTTTCAAGTGTGTACTCTCTAAATGTGCCAGACTCATTCAAAAATCCTAAGCCAGGAATTATTAAAGATGGATTTAATCCGTTTGGATACAAAGCGGTAAGGTTTGACGCTCCATAGACCATCGGGATACTTAAGTTTTTTGCTTTAATCATATTATCAGAAACTAAGTAATAAGCATCAAGATCTTGCAATCCGTAGCACTTTGCAACAATTGCTTTTTGTGGAGCAATAGATATTGTAGAGGGAATATTTATTGGAATAAGGCCAAGAGAAGTTGATGCAAACTCTTCTGACCACTGACCAAAACTAATACCATTAACTAAAAAAACATCTTCTACTACTGAACCACCCACAAAGTTAATCTTAAAAACTAGTCTAAGGTTTGTGTTGTCTGGTGGAGTATCAAATGTTTCTGATATAAAAACCCAACTATTGTTTATGGTTGTATCATAGTTTCTCAAATTTCTGACTATTTGTCCGCTTGTTACATCCTCATATTCATAACCTATTTCAAACCCTACAATATAAGAACTTTTAGAATAAAAGTATCCACCAACGCAAAATGTTTTAAGATACTTATTAAGATCTTGAAGATTTATGATGTCTTGACTTACAGCAATAATTGATGCAGAGTCTTCACTTGTTGGAGTTGCTGTTATTTTACCAACATAACTGCTTGTAAACGGCTCATCAACTGACTCTGTGTATGCTTCCTTAGTTCCCCCAAAAACATCCCAATTAACAAGGTTCCTTTGTTCTTCAGAAATTAAAGAAATATAGTCTGCATTATCATCTAATGCCCATAGGCCAGTGGGGTGTTCTGCGAACACTTTTTCTGCATATAGGTTTGATGGACTAGACATGATGAGTCTATTTTACCACAGAAGACTACTTGTTTATTTTAATTTCACAATAGTCTGTTGTGCAATATGCTTCGCCCTGAGCCTCAAGATTATCAACACCGTCATAAATTGCACTAAAGTCAATGTGCTTTAGTTTACCAATATATGACTCATATTCTTCTTCAGTAATCTGGGTATATGGCTGCTGTGGATAAACAGTATTTCCCATTGGTAAGAATGATACTGCCTTTAACTGTCCCTCGTACATGTGAAGTGCTGGCACAACATGCTTGGACTCTGTTTCCTTGTCAAACGAAAGTGTTACAGAAACACCATTGTCTGACCAGTACTTCTGGGCAGTTGCAGCAAGTGCAATCTTTTCAAACAATGTAACATCCTTTTCAGATCTTGGATGACCTGACTTAATTGGGAAGTATACAACTGATGTATTTGCTGACACTACATCGTCTTCAATTGTGTACCCCGCTGCTTTGAACAAGTGCATCATTGGATCTGTGTTTCCAAAACGAACTGCACGAAGGAAGAAGTTTCCTCCAGGTCCCCAGTGAACTCCAGGAGTTGCACCAGAAAGAATTGATACAGAGCCTGACGGTTTAACTGTTGTTACACGAATTGACTCACGAACACATAGCCATTCTGAATATGAGTGATCATATTTACGAATTGTTGTGTAGCCTTCATCCATCCATTCACGAACCGTTGGCAAACCTTTTTGATCAGCAAATGATGCAATACCAGTAAGCGATGTACCAATACGGCGATTACGCTGCATGATACCATTAGTCTGTTGCCAATGTGTTGGAACAAGTGTAACAGTCTTTCCATAAAGATATGCAAACTTCAGGGTACGCAGGAAGTCCTCCTTAGATTCATGACGATTTAAGTGCACTTCTACAAGTGTACATAATTCGTATGACTCTAATGGCTGCTCCGCACAGGGGTTAAAGCCCATCACACGATAGTCTTTACCATCTGGCGCATCCTTTAGCCTGCCATAATTACGAGCAACATCAAGCCAAATAAAACCTGGCTCTCCGTTTTCTGTAATCAAATCTACATAGTCTTCATACTTAGTTCCTACCTCTGCTGAGATAGAGTTGTTAGACATCCAGGCCCAGCCTGGGTTTTCTGGATCAAACGAATTTCGTTCTGGGAAAACTTCAGAGTTTTTCAAATTCATAAACGCTTCATCTCCAGCACTACCCAAAGCGAGTGTTGCAGAGCGTCTAACATTTCCAGAAACAACACATGTTCCTATTAGGTTTACTAGGTCTACAATGGCACGAGAATCTAGTGTTTCTCCCGCTCTAGAGCCTATTACACGGTCAATCTGCTCGTGCAACCTAATAAGAGGTGCGGGACCAGAGGCGACGCCTCCAAAGCCCTTTATAGGGGCTCCTAGGGGCCTAATTAGGTCATAGTTAAACTTCTGTATATTTTGATTAGGTCTGAGATATGAGTTTATTAAAACTCTCACTGACTCTACCCAACCTTCACGAGTGTCTGGAATTTCATAAATCTGCTCTGGCTCTGTAGGGCTGTAAATTAAGAAACCTTTATCCTGACCAACAGTATCGAACCCAACTCCGATGCCGAGCATAAGAGCATCCATGACCCAAGCAAACAGGGCCCCTGGATCATTCTTGTCAAGATCTTTTGTTGAAACCATTGCACAATTTTGTAGTGCTGCTGAGTTCTTCTTCTCCATAGTCATAGGAGTTCCAAATGCCCACATACCACGACCTGGTGGTGTCCACTTTAAGTTAAACATTCTATCAAATGCTTCTTGTGCTGACTTCTGAGCCTTGTAGTCATTCCAAGGCAAGCGGTTTTCTTTAGCATGATTCTTCTGAACTGAATACATGCCCTCGATTACACGACGACAAACTTCATGCCATCTTTCTTTAGTTCCATCTTCCTTCATACGAGAATATGTACGAATAAAGGTAATCTCTCCAAGTGAATTTTCTGCTGCATCTTTAAATCCAAATGGGCTTTCAGCACCTTTGTACTTTTCGATAAAGTCTTCTGGAAGTCTAAAACTAAAAAAATCTGACATAATGTATATCGTCCTTTCAAAAACGGAATAAGTGTTAATTATAGCAGAGTTTTGCAAAAAGTAAAACTCTACCCCTAAAGTTAAAGTTTATGGTTTTATATTAAAACTATTTACCACTGAGGATATGATTAAGTTCAATATGATTTATGTTTACATGCCTTGGAAGAGATGCAACCCACCTAATACTTTCTGCCATATCTTCTGCTGTTAATGCTATTTCTCTTTTTTCTTCTTGTGTATCAATTGTACCTGGACAAATTTCTGTGACTTTAATTCCATATTCTGGAAACTCTAGCCTCATGGTATCTACTAAAGCCATCATTCCTCTTTTTGCATTAGTATAATTACCACCAGATCTGTAGGCATATTTACCACCTAAAGAACTTATAAAAACAATAGTTGCCGATTCTGACTTTTTCATGCAAGGAACAAACAGTTGAGATATATACATTGGACCAGAGACATTTATATCGTATGCCCTTCTAAAGTTATCCATTGTTTCATGAATTATGCTAGTGGGACCAGCCCCTCCTCCAGCATTATGAACAAGCAAATCAAGAGTTATATCTTTGTATTTATCATAAAATCTTTTGATTTCTTCTGAGTTTGTAATGTCAAGCCTATACACCTCAACATTATTAGAAATCAATTCTGATACTTTAGACAGGTCTCTTGAAACTGCAATAACCTTATACCCACTTTCAGATAAAAGTTTTACAGTTGCGTAACCAACGCCTTTACTTGCTCCAGTAACTATTGCTGTTTTCAATATTAGTGAATCCAGTGTTGTGGAACCATAATCTTTTCACCGCTTTTAACTAGGTGTGCGGTGTGATGATATGGTGGTGATGGTGGGAAAACAATAACGCTTCCAGCCTTTGGTTTTACTGCAAATGTATAATTTCCATTATGCTGCGCTTCTGCAAAATCTGCTTCTGGGCTTGGATGACTTAAAACTCCTTCTGGAGAAGCAATAGTGAAAGAAATTTCTCCACCTTCGTAATCATCGTTAAGGTACATAACAAAAGAAACCTTTAGTCTTTCGTCGCCCTCTTGTTGATCAAAGTGTGCACCCATAAATGTGCCAGGCTGATACTTCTTGATTGGATACATTGGAAATAGTTTTGGCTCATCCGTTATTCCCTGTGCTGCTGCGTAGTCTCTTGCAACATCATCAAATGCTTTTTGCAGTGTCTTATAGATATAATCGTTTTTTTCATCTGTGCCTTCTGAAGGAGCAATGGTCTTATCGGTTCCATACACATAATGCTGACCACTACAAGCCATCCACTCACCCCATGGGTCCTTGTTATCGTTTTCGATTGCATCAACAAGTCTCTTTGGGTCCTCAATTACATTTGTGTAATAGTAAACCTTTTCTTCAAGTATTTCTCTATCCATCTTATATCTCCTTAGTATTTATTTTTTTCGTAAAAGCCTGTGACTTTCATAAAGCCTACAGTAACGTACCGTATTGGTCCTTCTCCTACATGTCTTACTCCGTGCTCGTATTCTTCGTTGCCTGGGAAAATGAGCAAAGTTCCTGGTTTTGGCCTCAAGTCTGAATTTTCTTTATTTATAAAAAATAAAGTTCCATCCTTGTAGTCATCATTGATATATAGTATAGCAGCATATCTAATGGATGGGTCTGTATGCTGGTCCGTATGTGATTTTAACTCAACTCCAGCCTGCATTCTTTGAAGAGTTCCAAAACCAGCAAGTTCTAGAGATGGATCTGCCAGTTCTAACAACCTTCCTAGCCTACCCTGGAGAGTAATGCTTATTGGCTCAGTGACAATGCTTAAATTCTTATCTTCCCAGTTTCTAGTAATCTCAAACTTTCCTTCTGCAACTAGGTTTTCTACATCATCTCTTCCAAATTTTTCCATACAGAATCTTGCAAGATTTTTTGTATACTCAATTGACCAATCTTCTTCTGGTGTAACTTCAATTATTTTTAAAATAGTGTCAAGTTCTTCTGAAGAAATAAAGTTTTCTATAGACAAAACATGATCATGAAAAACCTCAGTTTTATATCCAGCGTTGTCAAATTCTTTTTTTAAGAAAACTTCCATTTACAACTCCTCAACTTTATACCTATTTCCATTAGCATCAAGTTTCCACCCTTGCTTTAACAATTCTTGCCACTCGGCTCTTTCGATTTCCTGTTTGGCTCTTGTTTCTTTCATTTCTGCTGCCCAGGCATCTCTTAGTTCTTGTGGGTATGCATCTTCTTCACGATCATCCCAGAACGAACCTATGGTATACCTAACACCTTTAGTAATAAGAGTTACTTCATGCATATTATTAAATCCCCCGTCAAATGCAGCAAGCATTCCAACTTTAGGCTGAATAGTTATTTCTTGATCTGGAAACTGTAAAAGCCCTCCCTCAAAATTATCATTTAAATATAAAAATGCTGCATATCGACTTCTAGTAAAAGCGCCAGAGTGTCCGTGCTCATCTGTATTGTCTGAATGTTTTCTTGCATATGCGCCTGGCTCCCATTTCTGAGTATGATACCCAATTTGAGAAATTATCTTGGGATCAAGGTCGTGAACACTTGCAACTGCATCAATAATTCCGTTTTTTATTTGTGAAAAAATGTCAGAAGGAAGTCCTTCAGAAATAACATGTTCGTCATTGTCTTGTGGTAAAACCGAAGAGTATGATTCATAGAAGGATATCGGCATCCAACTAATTGTTCCAAGTTCTGCATGCTTATCTAAAACCTTAACAAGTTTTGCAGATGTCTCTGCGTCAATAAAGTTTTCATAAACAACAATGTCTTTGGTTATTCTATTTTTATTTTCTAGGTTCATTTTATCCTTCTTTCTTTGTCGGCACTAGTTCTGTTTGGATTTTCGTCTCTAAACTTTTTTAAAATCTCTTCCTGCATTTCTTTCCATTTTTCTTTGCCGAATTTTTCTTCGTTTTCAAACCATTCTGGTGCTCCAACTGAATATTTTGTCCAATACATTCTTGCCAAGTATTTTGAATTATTATATGAAGGCATTACTCCGTGAAGATAGATAGAGGTTTCAGACATTAAAAATTCTGGATGTCCAGAAGGAAATACTAAAACATCTCCAGCCTCTGGCTTGTACATATAGGCCTCTCCATTTGCTATAAAGTCAATTTCTCCTCCATCATAATCATCATTGAAATATGTCAAGGCAGTAATTGCAAACTTATGTCCTGGACTTGTTATCGGCTCTCGTATATAATCTGTATGATATGTCATTGCCAACGGATCTTCGACATTAGCATGATATCTTGCTATTGATGGGCCAGTAAAAAGCCATTCCTTTATAGGATTTCCATTTTCATCTTTGATTCCTGGAACAATTCTATTTTTATCAAAATCAACATTATGCTTTTTTACATAATCTTCTGTCGCTATATAAAAATTATTTAACAATTCTAAAAGAATTTCTTTGTGCTCTTTTTCTTTTTCTGTTTTTGTTTCAATTGCTTTTGCACCATCAAGTTGTAATACCGTATTATATCCTTTAAAGGTTGGATATATATATTCTCCAAAGTGTGACCACTTTGACCATGGGCTAAATAGGCCTTCTATCCCATCCGACTCTTTTAGTATTTTATATATATAGTCAATATCTTTGTATAAACCCTTATACACAAAAACTTTTGGATATATTTCTACAACATTCATTGGCTATTCCTAATTCCATTATCTGGATCCCAGGCCCTTATTGAATCATCGTTAGGGAAAATTCTATGATATTTTTTATTAAAGTCTGGCTTTTCTTCTCCAGTGTGCTCTAAAATTTCCCAAAAGAATGGGCAGGTATATCTAGTCCCATTTTTAATTTTTGTTACACCGTGAACATAATTCATATCGCCTGGGAAAAAGTATGCAGAACCTCTTTTTGGTTTAAACTGTATTCCCTGATTAGGAAAATACAACTCTCCACCTTCATAGTCGTCATTTATATAAAATAAACTTGCAATATCATAGTTTGGAAAATCATTAGGAGTTCCTGCATCTGGACCAGAGTGTAACTCTTTGTCTGCATGCGGCAATTGATACTGACCAGGATTCCACTTTACAATGGTTTGCCCAGTAGGTTGAACGCTAACATTAAAAAAGTTTTCAATTACTGGCTGAAGTTTATTAAATAAACCAACAATTACTGGAACAATATTTGGATTATTTTGGTTAAGAGATGGCGCACTTGCAACCCTATCTTTCCAATAATCTGCATCATAAATTACAGTGCCATTTTCATTTTTATGACTTTGGGTGACATCCCAGATAGTTATACTTCGTGCTGCATTATCTAAAAAGTCAACCTCTTCTTGAGTCATAAAATTTTCTAACTCAACTATATTTTCTGGCCCACTTCCAAAAAAGCCAGAGGGCGTACTTGATGGTTTTCTTACTACGGTTATGGCTTCTTCTGGATTCATATTTAAATTATATCATAGGCTTTATTACCTATAACTATATACCTTTCTCAGTATTATCTTCTACATAAAGTTTTAAAGTTTTTACTTCATGAGATCCTAGACTTTCTCCCTTTTCATTTACAGCATCTCTATACCAATCTGTCCATTGTCCAGACCTATTAACTTCTTGGGCTGCCTCTCCATACGCTATGTTTGACTTTTCTCTTAGCCTATTCTCATCTTTATACCCGACAACTTGAATTTTAGTATTATTTAAATTTGTTAAAGATATTGGAATTATCGTTGCTATAGGGGTGCCTGACTTTATAGTTAGTTCTTGATTTGCTTTTCTTGCTTTAATTGCTAATGGTAGTGGATTATCATAAAAAGAAGTACTAATAAGATTAGACATTGTTTCAAAGTCTTCATTAAAATAGTTTACTGGGTTAATAGTCCAAAGACTAACATCCTGATCTGTTCTAAAAACCAATCCTGTATTAAAACTTATAGAGGACTGACCTCTTCCTGAATAAGATCCTTCTGGACTGGACAGGATAGTGATATGTTGATCGGTTTGATCGTTTACTCCATCCCAAATAAACTTAATGTCTTCTTCGCAGGAAATATTCCAACCCACAACATTGGCCTGAGTTACTGGAAAACATCTATATGCATGATTTTCTGATGTAGCATCCATCCAGTCTCTTTTTATAGACATTGGAGATACTTTAAACTTGGTGCCCTGCATTTTTTCTACTGAAATATTAAACATTATTCCTGATCCCATTTTGGATCATACATATCTGGTGTATGATACTTTTTGCTATAGTCAAGCATAGTCACAATTGAATACTTTGTTCCAGAATGAACTGGCATTGCTTGGTGGGGATACATGAAGTTTGATGGGAAAATATAGAGATCTCCAGCCTTTGGTTTAATATTTAAATTTTGTAACCTAAAGAACAACTCTCCTCCATCATAGTCATCATTTACATACGCAACTAAAGATACTGTGCAGTTATAAGAATATCCGTGGTCGTGGTGCTCCATAAAGTGCTGTCCTGGACCGTATTTAATAAAGTTAAAAGCCTCCCAATATTTTAGTGGCATAATATTATAGTCTCTGCGATAATCCTCTACTGCTGCTGCCTGAGCATCATAAACATCTTGCCAAAGTGCCTGAAGTTTTAGAGAGTCTTCACTCTTATCTGCTTCTATGTCTGTCTTCTTAAATTTAAAGTCAACACAATCTCTATAGTCTGGCATTAGTTGTTGATAGCCAACATACGCTGGCATCCAGTGATACCTCTTACCTTCTGGAGACAACTCGCCATACCCAGCAACAGAGCCCAGAATGCTTTCTAGTCTATTGATTACATCAAACTCTTTTTTTATAACTCCTCTATAACAAGTTATTCCATTTCCAAGATTTTCTTTTTCTGTCCAAGTTTGCATTTTATCTCCTATTTATACTCTCTTCTTGACCATACTTTGTTCTTGTATACCCCGCCATCTGGCTGACGGAAGAACTGCATGTTCTTAACCATTTTATCATATATCTGAGACTGGTCTAAAATATCTATCTCATGTTCCCAATTTTCTCTTTTAAATGGAAGTACCTGTAAGTATGGTGTTCCTGCTGGAATTGTTCCTTCCCAACCCTCTACTATAAAAAATGGGAAACTTCCCAAAAGGTGTACCTTATCGCTATCTACAACTCCCGTTGTGTTAACAAACGGAAGATCAAATCTATTCATAGGAGTCATAAATAGTGCACTATAGCCTTCTGGCAATTCTAATCCCCATGGAGAACTCCAAGCAAAATGATAACCGTAGTATCCTTTGGGGTGTTCAAACTGTGGCATTGGTGGTCTTTGAGTGCAAAAGTCTTTATATCTTGGGTCATCAATAGTAACATTTATGATGCCTTGAGAATTTTTAGAAAATGTTAAATCGCATGGAGTTTTAAAAACATATCCAGTTGCAAACGCATCCATAATGGCTGGACAGGCTTTCCATGTTGGAATTTTTCCATAGTCATCCGTTGTTCCTTCTTTTGGAAATGGACAAACCTCTTTTGTTGCTTTATAGTATTCTCCATTTGGCATTTTTGCAAATCTGTCTGCATCTTTGTACCAGTCTGGAATTTCTTTTTGGGTAGGTACAGGAACAGAAATATCTTCTTTATTTAGCCAAGGCCTAAACGATCTAAACTTAGCAACCAAAGACACTACTTGTGTCCTAGTTCATTGATGTCTGTCATTACAACGACACAGTACTTTGTTCCTTCTTTCATAGGCAATGATGCATGCTCATAAATATAATTTGATGGACAAAGAACAATATCTCCTATTTTTGGAGTATGGGTATAGTTGTCCATTCTTGGAAACTTAATTTCTCCGCCTTGATAGTCTTCATTTATGTAAACAACAGCAGAAACTGTGCAGTTATACATTGGCCCATGATCTGCATGGATGTTAAAGTGAGTTCCCTCACCTTCGTATTTTACAAAGTTAAACGCTTCATAATATACTACATTAATTCCCCAGTACCGTGCATAATCGTCAACACAGAACTTTAACTTTTGATAAATTTCTTCATGAAGATCTAGCAATTCAGCATTATGCTCATCCCTTGGTCCCAAATTCTCTTGTTTAAATCTAAAATCTACAGCATCTCTAGCCTTTTTAATTGGAATATCAGAATTCGTTACCTTTGCTTCAGACCACTTGTATTTTCCGTTACCGCCCAAGTTTGACTCAAGAACTTTGATATATCTTTCAGAGTCTTCCTTTGTAAAAGTATTTCTATATAGGTTTATACCAAGTGCTGGGTTTTCAACTAATATGTTGTTGCCTATAGTTCTTGACGGATATCTGTTTATTGCTGTTTCTGATCTATCCTTAGTAAACCAAGGTGTTTCATTTTCGTCGTAAATTGTCATAATATTCCTTTGTTAGGCTATAACTATAGTATATCACAAAGTAACTTATAGTGTATTGTTATGCTGCTGAAATTTCTCTAGTAGCATGGTCATATACGACTTTTGTTCCATTTACTGCAAAAACACACTTGACCAACAAAACTTCTCCAGAAAATGCTGCGTCATATAGTGCTGCCTTTTCTGAATCAGAATTAACACTAATTCTGTGGATTATTTTATTATCACATAGAAAACCATACTGTCGATATGCGTCCTTTTGCTCTTGTGACAATTCAAAAAAATCTGGTTTTGCAGTTCCATCAAAAGACGTACCATTCCATGTGGCGCCCATAGTTGCTGTCGACTTGTGGTTATTCAAGTCTATTCCTATGATAGGGAGATTTTTTTCCCACTCAGAATCAAGACGCTCTCTTAATTCACCGTCACTTCTAAGTGCTGCTATTACATCATAAGTGTTTCCACTATCTTTGACTAATATTGCGTACATATTTTATATCTCCTTTTGTCATAGTATATCATCCCTATTAGCATCCACAGCCACCGCAACATGCTGGACATGCTTGCCAACAATAACTTCTTACGCATCCTGAGCAACCGCTGCTGCTAGTAAATGATGGTGGGAAGAACGGTGGGAAGAATGGGAAGAATGGGAAGAATGGTGGGAAGAATGGGAAGTAAGGGAAGAATGGGAAGAACGGTGGGAAGAATGGGAAGAATGGGAAGAATGGTGGGAAGAATGGGAAGTAAGGGAAGAATGGGAAGAACGGTGGGAAGAATGGGAAGAATGGGAAGAATGGTGGGAAGAAGGGGAAGTAAGGGAAGAATGGGAAGAACGGTGGGAAGAATGGGAAGAATGGTGGGAAGAACGGCGGGAAGAATGGAAAGAATGGGGGGAAAAATGGGGGAAAGAATGGAGCAATTGTAGTTACACTACCAGAAGAAGCAGATGTTCCAGAGTTACCATTAGCATTTGTTGCGTAAACGGTGTATGTCTGAGATGTATTTGCTTCTTGAGAAACTGTTACAGATGTTGAAGCAGTTGAGCCAGTCTTTCCATCTGAAGATGCCCAAGTATATCCAGTAATTGCCTTACCACCATTTGCTGGGGCAGACCAAGAAACTGTATCTGCGTCTACTCCTGCAGTTGCTGTTGGTGCAGAAGGTGTTGCTGGAACAGTCGTTGCTGTTACAGAAGAAGACGCTGCAGATGCAGCAGAAGTTCCTGCAGCATTTGTTGCAGTAACTGTAAATGTATAAGCAGTATTAGATGCTAAACCTGTTACTCTAACTGGAGATGATGCGCCAGTTCCAGTAAATCCTCCAGGGGAAGATGTAACTGTAAAAGATGTTGCTGCTGGAGAAAGCGCAGGTAATGTAAAAGATACATCTACTGCTCCATTATTAAATGCACGACCTGTTCCTACATCTGTCGCACCAGTAATGGTTGGTGTTAATGGCTCCAAAAAGTCATTTGATGCTTGGGACTTTCTACCTGTCTTCTTACCTGCTGCCATTTTATCTCCTAGTTTCTATTAAATTTTTACTACGCTGTTAGATCGCCATAAACGACCCAAGTGTTTGCTGCTCTCTTTAGGAGGGTAGCGGAAGACCATCTTGTTCTCAACTTTAGTCCAGGAGTTGCGTTTACTGTAACTGATCCGCTTACTGGAGCAATTGTAACCTGTCCTGTGTTTGTTTGAAGAATGTCGATAGTTGTTCCTATTGGATAGTTTACAGTTGAATCCAATGGGATTGTGAGAGTTGTTGCTGATGTAGAGTCTACCTCAATCAACGAGTCTCTATGAGTTAGTTGGGAAAGAGCATAGGATGCTGTCTTTTGAACGATAGGAGTTCTTGAAGGAACGCCTTCCTTTGTCTGTGTACCGTCTGAGAATACAACACCTGCAGATGGAGTTACTGTGGTTGCTTCAAGAGCACCTACTGCAAGGGCATCAAGAGATCCCTCTCCGAATGCTACTGTTGTTGATGGCTCTGTGGCTACATCTTTAAACAACTTCCACTTAGCATCTGATACGTCTCTTACGATACCTGCATGCTTTGCAGATCCATCATTATAAGCAACGACAATACCAAGGTCAACTGTATTTGCTGCATTCTGATGAGCAAGTTGAACCATATTATCTTCGATTGTAATAGATGTTGCGCTTGCATTAAATGTTGTACCATTAACAGTCAAGTTTCCGTCAACTGTAAGGTTTTGGTCAATTTCTACTGAACCAGTAAATGTTGCACCAGAGAGTGAAGCCTTTGCATCAAGTGCTGTCTGTGTAGCAGTTGATACTGGCTTGTCTGCATCTGAAGTGTTATCAACATTTGCAAGTCCTACTGAAGACTTTGTGAGTGCTGCTACTGCTGCTGTTATTTCTGCATCAGTATAAGATGCTGCTGCCGTAACTGCGTCTGATTCTGCTGCGTCTGCATATGCTTCTGTTGCAAGAAGTGCTGTATTGGCAATGCCGTGAACATTCAAAGTTTCAGCATTGTGTGTAGTTACTGCATCATCTGCATAAGTCTTGGTTGCAACTGTGGAATCAATATCAAACTGGCCTGATCCAGAATTCCAATCAATTCCAACACCAGCAAGTGTTGCTTGATCTACTTCTGCTCCATTAATTGCATTTGTAAGATCTGTCTGTGTTACTAGATCTGCTGTATTTACAATACCGTGGACATTTTCTGTCTCAGCCTCATGAAGACCCAATGCTGAAGCAGCAGCAGTTGCTGCATCATTAACATCGGAAGTTGTTGCAAGAAGTGATGTATCTGCAATACCATGTACTGCTAATGTTAGTGCCTCATGTGCACCTAGTGCTGCTGAAGCAGCAGTTTCTGCATCATTAACATCTGAAGTTGTTGCAAGAAGTGATGTATCTGCGATACCATGCACTGCCTGTGTAAGTGACTCGTGTGCTGAAAGGGCTGTCGCTGCTCCTGTTGCTGCATTATTGACATCTCCTGTTGTTGCAAGAAGAGATGTGTCTGCAATGCCGTGAACCATTGTGGAGGCATTTGTGTGATTGGATACAGTTGTTCCAATTGTTAAATAAAATTGTGGATCATCTCCAACGGCTGCTGCTAGTTCATCAAGGGTATTAAGGAGTCCTGGTGCATTATTTACAATGGCTGCTAATTCAGAAGCATTGGCAAAGTACTGTAGTGCAGACCATGTTGAAGAGCCATTACCCATCTTAAATTTACTTGTGTCAGTTTCAAAACCGATTTCACCTGCTGCGAGAACTGGGTTAGCAGCCGTCCATTGTGCTGCAGTTCCTCTGCGCTGTTGCATTCTTGTTGCCATTTATCTCTCCTTATGGGGTCTGCCCATGAACTTATCTTATTATAACATCAATTTTTTAATTGAAATTATCTACTACACTACCGCCATCAAATACGACTGTCCACTCTGTTGTGTCTGGGCCACCTGCGTCTATTCCTATTCCAAGAGGACTGTTAAAAGATCCACCTTCGTAGAATTGAGACACGATGAAACCAGTTCCATCAATTGCGGTATCGTGAATGTGCTGCGGAAGATTATTTGTATCATCAATAGTTGCTTGTGTGTACCAAGTACCATTGTAATAAAAATTAACTCTGTTTGTTAGAGTGTCTAACCACTGAGTTCCATTAGTTGGGGATGAAGGAGCAGTTGAGCCTACAGCCATAGATCCTGTTAAAGAGTCTACATACTCCTTGGTTGCTGCATGTGTAGCAAGAGTTGGTGCTCCTACTGTTACTGCGCCTCCGAATGTACCGCCGTTAGTTACGACAAGTCCATTCTTTACCTTAAAGTCTTTATCGACTGTTGCCATTTACTGCTCCTTCTTCCAACTATTTATTTTTTTACTTCAAAAGAGTTCCGATAACAGCAACTGTTGAGTTGTTGTTAAGGGTTGCGACACGAAGACGAACATCGTTGCCAGAAACATCTGCTGAAACTGATCCAAGATCACCGTTTGTTCCAACCATTGCGTATTCTGTAATTGCGATATTGTCTGATGTGTCAAGTGTCAAAATAACCTTTGAAACCTCTGTATGAGATCCATTAGCAATCTTAACAAGGAATTCAGCAGAACGATAGTCTGCCTTGGCCCATGAAACTGCTGTGTTTGTGCTTGCAGTTGCAACTTCTGCTGATGCTGCTACTTGCTTTGCTACAGAAGCAATCTCTACTGCAGGGAAATCTGGAGTAACTGCTTCAAGAGCAGAAACTGCACGAGCATCTGTGAAGTACATTGTGCCAGAAGAACCTGTTGCGTTTGGATCTTCTGCAAGGTCTGCAGTTGTTGAATCTGCAACACCATTTTCTGCAGTAATTACAAGACCACCATTACCTGTACCAGTAATTGTGATATTTGTTAGTGTTGCAGTTGTAAGAAGTGCTGCTGCTGAATCCTTTGCCTTAGCATCTGTAAAGTATTCGTTTGCGCCTTCTGCAATGTCATCTGTTGTAAGGTTATTAATTGTTGTATTTACACCAGAGATCGCTGTGTCTGTATAAGAGTTAGCATTTGTCAATGCTGTTGATGCTGAACCTGCTGGATCATAGTTTCCTGCAAGTCCATCAGCATAATCTTCAGCATTTGACTGTGCTGTTGATGCTGCTGTATCTACATAAGCCTTAGTTGCTGCTTCAAGATTATTTACTGGGTCTGCATGAAGAACAAGAGCACCAGTCATGGTGTCTCCAGCCTTTGCAACCTTTTCTCCTACTGAGGTAGCAAGGTTTGCTGCAAAGTTGGCGTCATCGCCAATTGCTGCAGCCAATTCATTGAGTGTATCAAGAAGTGCTGGAGCAGAATCTACAAGATCTGCAACCTTTTGATCAGCATAAGCCTTTGCATCTGACTCTGCTGTATCAGCATATGATTGATATGCTGTTGTAATAGCAGTTTCACGAGCATCTGTATATGCCTTAGCAGCATTTTCAGCAGCGTTAGCCTTTGTAGTAGCATCTGATGCTGCTGTAGAAATTGCTGCTGCTTGTGCTGCGTTAGCCTTAGATGT